TACTAGATGAGATGGATGGTATGACTAAAGATGCACAAAATGCATTGAAGAGAATTATGGAAAGGTATGCTGATAATTGTAGGTTCATCATTACTTGTAATGATAGACATAAAATTATTAATCCTTTAATGTCAAGATGTGCTAACTATAATTTTAAGCGTCTTAACAATAAAGACATGAAATACATATTGTGCGAAATCTTGTCAAAAGAGAACATAAATACACATTCAGAAGAGGAATTAGATAAGTTTATTATATATTTACAAGGGGACTTAAGACGAGGGTTGAATGAATTACAGGCTTCATCGGCAAGTAAACGAACTCTCCAATATCAAATAGACATGAATATGAAACCATACTCTGAAATTATAACAATGATAAATGAAAATAACTATGAAAATGCTTTAGAGAAGGTGCATAAATTGATTTACGATTCAACAGACATGAAGACTGTATGTATTAATTTACATACAACAATTCTAGAAACTGAAAGTGATTCTAGTTACAAGTTCAAAATGCTTCGTATAATTGGCGAAACAGAATGGCGCAGTAATAACATGAATCCTAAAGTCTTGGCATCTTGGATGGTAGGACAGATGATAAAATGATAGAGTTACTTTTGGTGTTGATTGGATTGAGAATATTAATTAAAATGTTAGATAGTAACAGGGGGAGAAGAAGATGGTAAAAAGATTCTTTGACTTTAATAAAGATGGAGTTGTTGACAAAGATGACTTTGAACATCTCATACTTAGATATGAGATAATCGTGTTAGGTGGTATAGCACTAATTATACTACCAATATTAAACACGTTAAATTACATTAGTGTAGATTCCAATTTCTTTTGGGTGCTTTGCGGGTTAGTAATGGCAGCCGAAGGATTGGTTGAAATAAAATACGAAAGGAAAAAAAGGAGAAAATAATATGAATGAAGAAATGAAAAATGAAATAATGAAAGCAGCAGAACTGCTCGGTTTATCCGAGTCAGATGCTATGAGTAAGTTCGAGGACATATGTACCAAGAACAATCTCGATGCATCTAAAGAACCTCTATTGGCTAGAGGACTTTGGCGACAATATTTTAGTAGTGCTAGAAACATACTAAATCGCGAAAAGACACAAACCAATACGAACAATTCTTTCTATAAGAAAGCATTTGGGTTCTTTGTATCGCTAAATGATGCAGTAGATATAATGGCATTGGATAGAGATAGAGTAGTAAAAGAGTACAATAGAGATAGTGATTTAACTTACTCTCTTGGAAAAATTGCAATCTTTGCACAAATAGAAGACGGAAAGTTTGAAGGAAGAATGATGAGAGACAATGAAGAAAGAGTCAAAGTTATGGAAGCATTACCTGAAAACAATGTAGCATTAGATAACGGTCTATTCTTAGTACCGCTAAATACTAATGACGCAGCATGGAACAAAAAGAACTACGGAAAACCTACACCTGTTTCAGAGTGGAGAAGAACCGGAGTTTTCATCGGTGAAGTTGACGGAAGAATGGGAGCATTCGCTTTTAGTTACAAAGGCGAATCATCTCTTACTTTTACACCTAATACTTTTGAATGGGTACACTTTGATGCGTTCTTTATGAACGAAGATTACAGTACTATCTTTGGTGGTAAATCTAGAACAATGGAGTCTTTAATTCTTAACAATGATTTAGCAGAAGAAGACGATAGAAAGAGAGTACCATTCGGTTCTGTACAAGATATAATTATGGAATACTGTACTGAAAATTACAGCCCATTAGTTGACTTAGAACAGGCTCATAGTAATGCTGCATCTAGACCATACAAGCAGCGTTATGTTGTTACTGATGGTACAGTTACTAGTATTAATATGACACCAACAGGTAACGGTAATAGAATCATTAACATTGATGATTTAACTACTGAGTTTAATTTTGATAATGATGGTTTTACAGCAACTACTTGTTGGATTCCATCTTCTTTAGTAATTGATTTTGGTATCGGTTCAGAAGTTATTATAGTTGGTAGAACAAGTCAGGGAACAGATGACGAAGGCGCATTAAGACCTGTAACAATTAATGTTAGTGGTATCTATGTTATTAGTGCTAGAGGCGGAAGTCCTGAATTAATCGAACACGTTGAATCAGAAGAAGACGATTGGTTCTTTGACTGATTATGTAAAAGTGTAGTCATGCACATATTGTTGGCTATAAGGGTGCAATACCCTTTAAATTAAAAGGAGAATATAAAATGAAAGAATATGAAATAATAAATGCAACAGTAATTAAGGGAAGTAGTTATTGGTTTAATGTAAGTAAGGTTGACTTTACTACTAGAAAACTAAATGACATTACAGGACAATATTGGGTTAAGTTCCATTTCTCTTCCGGTAAAGAAATAAGAATAGTAGTAGAAGAAGAAGATTTAGATGAACTAGTAAATATCTTTGATTATCTATTATAATATAAATGGTGATAAGAATGACAATGAGTTATGAAGAAAGAAAGAAAATAATAATGCAACAAATACAAGACAGAATGAAGAGAGAAAAAGAGTTCCTTCTATTAGGAATAACAGGTAATCCCAAAGTCGGTAAATCCGGTTTAGCAATGGATTGTAGAACAGAAGAAGAAATTAAGAAAGGTATGACAGTAGAAATACTAGACCTAGATGACGGTTCTACTGCTACTTGGGATTCTGCATGGAATAGAGATGAGAACATAAGAGTGTTCGTACCTAATATTTGGAATGAAGATGGTTCAATGAATTGGGATGAAACATTCCACAACTGTTCTACTTGGATTAAAATGTTAGAAGAACAAATTAAAGAAGGAAACGTAAAGGCTGTAATTTTAGATGGTGTAGATAAAATCTACGAAGGTTCTAGTGATGTACTTCGTAAATCGTTAGTAAAAAATGCAGCAAGAAGCGGTTCTGTAATACAGGATTCAGATACAGTAAGAGTAAGTCCGTTAGATTGGAAAGTTAGAAATAAGATTTATGATAGAATCATTAATCCTTTTGTAGCATTAAGAACTAATAGGTTTCTTATTACACATATGAAACCTGTTTACGAAGGTATAGGCGCACCAATTGCAGTAGGAGAAACTCCCGATTGGTACAAAACTACACCACATAAACTATTACAAATAGTAAACATAAAAGAACAAAAGTTAGGAAAGAAAACTACCTACATGGCGACACTAACTGCTAGTAAAACTAATTCCAAAATGGTAGGTAAAAAATGGCCTGTATTCGTATTAGAAGAAACAGGAAATCAATGGAATGGAATACCTGAATTAAAGACAGGTGAATTATAATGGAGATAAATAACAATGAAAATAATAATAGAAGCAAAGGAATTGAGTGAATTAATAGAGAGCGTAGCATTAAAAGGAAGATACTTCGATGGTGGAGAATCTAAAAATGGTATGCTATCAGCACACGCATATTTGGTAGTCAATGGAAACATTCTTCAAATATGGAATGCCGACAATACTACCATTTGTGGGTTGAAGCAAGACTTAGAAGAGTCTACTCATGCCGATACTGAAAGTGGTTCAGCCGTAGTTGATATCAAGAAGACTGTTAAATACTTAAAGGGATTTACAGGGTTGGTTACAATTGAAGCAAATGATTTCTTGTACATTAGTAATGAGTCATCAAACGCTACTTTACCATTAGTAGTTGAACATAGCCATCAGCCTATGATTGATATGTTAATTGAGTTTGAAAAGACAGTAAGAGATGTTAATGTAACATTCCCTACGTTTAGAAGAACTACCTTTGAAACTAAACTACACGTTCTAAGTGATGTCTTAACAGCCGCTACAAAGGGCTGTGATGTAATCAATACCGCTAGATATAAGTTTGATTATAATAACAATATATTAAAAATGTCATCTATTAAAACAGATTTAGATAAATATGAGACTACGGTAATAACATTAACTAGAGATGGCGAACCATCAACCGTAGAGTTTACAGGTTTCTTTCACGGATTTTTTGACTTAACGGCAGTTAATATTTATTTGAAAGACGACTCTCCTGTTTTATTTGTGTCGCCTAATAGAATATTATTGAAAGCACCTTACATGGATAGGAGTTAAGAGTATGATAATTAATGAAATTAAAAATGGCATTGGTTTAGTTTGGAGAGATGAAAACAATAACAGACTACAAGAAACTGTTTCTTTGAAAGACTACAAACATTACTTTTTCATTAAGGCTACGTCAACTAGACATAATAATTTGTTAGTTAAAGACAACAATACAAGAGGCAAGTTTCAAGTTGACCTGTCTTATGAATTAGGAGATTGGGTTTCACTAGAAGGTGAATCTTTAGTAAAAGTTTCGTGGGGAACTAAATCTCCTAGTCTTAGGTATCAGATTAGAGAGAAGTTAGAAGAGTTAGGAGTTGACTCATACGAAGCAGATATACCACATCATTATCGGTATGCTGTTGATGAGTTAAGTTCTATTCCCGATTATAAAATGCGTAAGTGTTTTTGGGATATGGAGTGGATGCAAGGCGGAGAACATGATGGTAAGATTACCTGTATAGTAATATACGATAGTTACGATGATGAGTATAGTGTATTCGCTTGGTTTCCTAACTTAGAGCAGAAACTTAGTATGGAGTTCCTTTACAAATTAAGAAGGAATTATAACTTAAAAATATTCAAGTCAGAAGAATCTATGCTTGACAACTTCTTAACATATTTTATTCAGAAGAGACCGGATATGTTAATCTCATGGTTCGGATGGAAATTCGACTTACCTAAACTAATAGAGAGAAATAGTGCCTACAATATTGATTCAAGAATGTTATCTCCTTTTAATGAAGTAAGAGGGGTTTCTTGGAAGGATAACAAAGTTAAGATATATCCTAAACAAGTAAACGGGTCTTCTCCTATAACACAACCAATTAAGGGAGTGATTACAGTAGCATTAGATTTAGTTTTTGAAAGACAGTGGAATGATTCACAAAGAGGAACATTACCTTCTATGGCTTTAGATTATATTTCTGAATCTGTTTTAGGCGATAAGAAATTAGTTAGTGAAAAGTTTCCTGATAAAAATGAGTTCTTTGCTAGAGGTTGGTTAGAAGATACTGAAACATATCTAGAGTATGCGATAAAGGATGTTGAGTTAATCAAAAGAATTGATGATGAGAACCACTGTATTGATTCAGTTTTAGCATTACAGAAATTACTTATTGCTCCTTTTGATGCTTGCTTCTATGCAAGTAATATGGGTGGAATATATTTTATGCGTAACGCTAATTGGAAAGCACCAACAGGAAAGAAAGGTGAGAAGGTTAACTACGATGGAGCAATGATATACAATCCATTAACAGAAGGCACAAATGGAAGATATGACAACGTAGCCGCGTTTGATTTCGCTTCTCTATATCCTTCAATGATTATTTCACGGAACATTTCATGGGAATCTAAATCAAAACTTCCAACAGAGTTTGCAGTTAACTTAGCAATACCTAGAGATTTTAGTGAAGTGAAGGAAGAGAAGATGTTGTATTACAATACTGATAAATTAGGACTATTACCTAAGTCTCTTATTGAACTTAAAGCATTAAGAAACGAATACAAAAAGAATATGAAAGAAGCAACAACCAAAGATGATAAGATTAAATGGAATAATAATCAAATGGCGGTCAAGAGATTGATGGCTTCATTTTACGGCATCACCGCGTATCAAGGATTTGGTTGGGCTGATATAGACCTAGCCGCTAGTATTACTGCTAGTGCTAGAGAGGCTATTAGATTAGCCGCATTTAAAGCGAGGGAATTATAATGAGTAAAAGATGGAAGAAAAGAGTTAATCAAAACAATAAAGATACAATGAAATTATCAGAATTAATAGCATTTATGATGAGTAAATATCCTATGACCGAAGAAGAACACAACGCAATATTAAATTGGGAAGAGTTCAACATTAATATAGAAAGGCAGACTACAACAGAAGAACAAGCAAAGCAGACATTTTCAATAGAAGCGATTGCAGGTGTTACTGCTACCTTTCATCTTTGGCTCTTAGGAAGAGTAAAAGATAGGTGGGAATCAGAAGATTGGGATTTAGATAAAGCACCCCATGCTATTACTGTTAATGCTAAAGTGGATTGGAGTAATGACATATGAAAGTAGTTTACGGACATACTGATTCAATTTATGTTCAGTGTGATGATATAGAAAAAGCAAAGAACGTTTGTAGTGAAATTAACGACCATGTTAGGAAATCATTTCCTAATCTATTAGGTTTAGATGAACACCCTGTTACTTTAGAGTTTGAAAAGTATTACAAATCACTAGGAGTAGGTGCAACAAAGAATAGAAATGCAGGTTTAATAACTTGGAAGGATGGAGAATATCTTGAAGAAGACGAGTTTGTTCTTACAGGTTTCTCTGCTAAAAGAGTTGCACAAACAAAACTAGCGAAGGAAACACAAATGAAAGTATTGCGAATGTGGGTTGATGGAGTTGAAGAAGAAGTAGTCTCTAGTTACTTACATGGTTTATTTAATACTGTTATTTCCGGCGATATAGAATTATCAATGCTTACTAACAGAACTAGATTTCGTGAAGAAAGATTCAAGGTGAAATGTATGGGTGAATGTAAAAAAATGAAATGGGGAAAAGTTTTCTCACTATCAGAAATCATTGAGAATATTGCAGAACACCGCAGTAATTTTTCTAGCGATAAGTGGAAGTGTTGCAATAAACCTAATCTTAGAACATTACAAGATAAGAAACCCACAATCGGTTCGGGTATAGAAGGGGTATTGTATTACAACTCTTTTAATGAAGTGCAAATAGATGACTCTTATCTTTATATTAAAATTAAAGATAACACCACTACATACATACACCCACTTACACAAGAAGATACAATTCCTTCTTGGGTTTCAGTTAGACATGAATCAGAACTATCTCACTTTACTCCCGATTATTTACATTATGCTTATCAAGTAGTTAGTAAGGCAGAACCTATCTACAACGCAATGGGGTGGAATATAGATAATATTACTAAAAGTAGGAATCAAGATTTGGGGGATTGGTTTTGAGATTATCTTGGTCTATGAAAAGAAGAATAGAAAGATGGAAAATTAGACACGCTAAAATAAACGAATGGATTGTATTTTACAAAGAAGAAATAACAAAAGATTATAACAGAATGAAAGGTTTTTTACAGAAACTAAATAAAAAAAAGGTTAAAAAAATGAAAATGGATAAAAATAAAAAAGAAACTATGTTCTTTGACTCAAAAGAATATATAGGATTAACAGTAAATAAAGGTGAAATTAAACTTATAGAAAAACCACCTTTAAGTTTTTATTCTTTTAAAGATGAAGAAACAATAGCACCAACATGGTCTCCACATGACAAAAATTGTGATTGTGAAGATTGTTTAGAAACGTTATTAAACACGTTAAAGTTTAAATTTGATACGGAGAATGATGAATAATGAAAATACAAAAGAAAGAAGGATTTGATAGGGATTTTACTTATCAATGGAATGCAGATTGGAAAGAAGAAGATACTGATAAACCTATATTGAAGATAACTAAATCTTCTGTGGGACAGTTTGATTGGTGTCCTAAGAAATATGAGTTTGGATATATAGATAGAAAACCGCAAGATACTTCAGAAGCAATGCACAATGGAACATTAGTTCACAACGCATTGGAGGAATTTTACAATGTTTTTGATATTAAGAAAGCAGAAACTATGGATAATAAAGAAGTAACAGAATATATGTTTAGTCTATTTCCTATTGATAATATGTCTGAAATGTATGAAACCTTATCTATTAACGAAGCACAACGTTTTATGGTTGCTAAAGAAGATAAAACTTTAGAAGAGTTTCTTCCTGTAATCAATGAAGTTACATTAGATGCACAAATTACAATTAACAGAGCAAACTATCCAAAGTTCCCATTGAAGAGAGATTATGTTATTCATTTACAGGGGATAATAGATAGAATGTTTGTTGATAAGAATGGCTACATTCCTATGGAGTTAAAGACAGGCGCATGGAAAGAGTATAAGAAAACTATGATGAGAAAAGAAATGGCTTATTATAAGTTAATATTTGATAATTGTCCTATCGAACAATTAGAAGCAATCGGTCTTAATCGTGAAAAACAAATAACACATTGGGGTTGGAGATACCCTGCCTCTAATCTTATATATGTGGAAGAACAGAAAAAGTCTAGCCATAAAGCACTTATGAGAAGTATAGTAAAATTACTAAAGGCGTATGAAGATAAATCATTCCCAACAAAATACAATGCTAGAACTTGTTCATATTGTAGTTACTTAGATATTTGTGATGGTGGAGCAGATGAGGGGTGGTTATAATGGTAGAAGTTATTATTTGGACGGCTACTTGGTGTGCGCCCTGCAAAGGACTTAAGACTTGGACGGATGTACATTTTCCCTTTGTGATATACAAAGATATAGAAAAAGACGTAGCCCCATTTGAGATTAAATCAGTACCGACAATGCAAGTAGGTCAAGTGTTTATAGCAAATGTTTCAACAATAAAACAATATTTATCTAAAAGGGGGAATCAAATTAATGGAAGTTAAATGGATTTATCATAATGGTATTAGAGTTCTAGCATTAGTAGTCAATGATAACGACCCATATGAATTTTGTGAAAATTGTGGTAAGAAACATTATTCTCATCCTAAATTAGCAATCAAAGAAGACAAAGATTGGTGCGGGGATTGTAATGATGAATATTTTAAAAAACATATGTCTGATGCAGAATTAGGAATGTGGACTATATATGAAATGGAAAGAAATAGAGCAGTAGTAGTAGTAAGAGAGTTGGATGTAAATGAGTAAGATAGAAGATATAGTAATTAAAAAAATAGAAGCAAGAGCAGAAATTGGAGAACGTAAATATAATACAACAATGGAAAGAGTTGACTTGACAAGAAAAGCATGGTTAATCCATGCACAGGAAGAGGCTTTAGACCTAGCAATTTATTTACAGAAGTTGATAATGTTGGAGGAAGAGTAATGAAAAACAGTTGGTCTTTAAAAATAATATATTTTATAGGTAAAGTATCTACTATGATTAGTAGATTTAATAGCAACAGGTGGAGAAAATGAAGTGGAAAGAATACTTTAGAAGAAAGAAAGAATACAAAGAGAGGTATAAAAAATGAAAGATAAAGTTGAAAAAATATTAAGTTCTAGAGAATGGACTTTTGCTGATTTAACTAATATGAATCAGTTAGTAAAAAACTTTTCAGAAGAAATATATACACAGTTAGATGCTAAGGAAAAACTAACTATTGTATGGGAAGAAGATATATATAGAAATGTAAAAAGTTCTAACATACAGTCATTCGGAAGTTTCTTCCAAATGTTAGTAATAGAACAAATACAAATACAAGTAGCAAGTACATTACAAGAACAATTACTTACAGCGAATGTAAACTTTAGTAATAATAAAAATAAGGAGGAAGAAAACAATGTTGTTTCCGAGGGAAGTTTGGGCGGGAAGCCACTTAAAGAACGCACCGCAGATGAAAAGAAAGATAGTGAAGAATAAGAAAGAGTTTATTGATTGGGTTAATATTTACAATGGAAGAATGAATTGTTATACAACAGTTTATGATTTTGAAGTTGTGAATGATAATACTAAAATAGATTCTTCGGTTGTTCTTGACAGAATGTTTCTAGATTTTGATGCACATGATGAACCTTTAGAAAACGCACATAGAGATTTTATGAGCGTTGGAAAGAAACTATCGTCATTGAATATAATGTTCAATGCTTATTTTAGCGGGAAAGGTTTTCATATCATTGCACACGGAGAGCGAGTTAATGATATTAGATGCATTCAACAGTATTATACCGAATTGGCTAAAGACCATCCTACACTTGATAGAACAGGTATTCAAACTAATAGGTTAAGGAGAGTTCCCAATACTTTGAATCTAAGTAGTGGTAAAGAAAACAATCACTACTTTTGTACTCCACTAGACTTTGCTTCTTTAGAAGAAGTTTCTATGTATGATATATTAGTTATGGCTAAACATAGAAACCCCATGATAACAACGGGAACAGAAAGAATTGTATTTCCTACCGTGAAACCAATTCACTTGGCAGATATTGAAATAGAGATACCAAAACCTATCGGAACATTACCAATCATACCCTGTTTGCATAATGCGATTATGGTCGAGAACCCTAGTCATTATGCTAGAGTTTACTTGGTTCAATGGTATAGAGACTTACTTACATTAGGAGAAAGAAAAGTTTCTTTGGAACAACAAAAGGAAGTATCTGAATTGATTATGACAGAGTTAGCAACAATAGCAGGTCATCCTGAAGTATGGTTAGATTGGGATTACAATAAGACTAAGAAATATGTTAGTGGAATTGTATCCAAAGGTTATCATGCAGTTGGTTGTGGGTCGTTAATTACACAAGGATATTGTGTAGGAAAATGTTGGAGGTATCACGAATGAAATTATTAATAGATAGTAGAGAAAACTCGGAACTAACAGAGAGAGTAATAGAAAAAGCCCAAAGTCTAAACGTGCCGTTTGAAAAACAGTGGCTAGAAATTGGCGACTATGTTTTCAATGACGTTTGTTTTGAGGCCAAATCTTCTTTTGATTTTATTCAATCTATTGTAAATAAAAGATTGTGGAATCAATTAGATAATATGGATAGAGCATATGTAAATAATTTAGTTATTGTTTACGGTTCATTTGAAGATGGTTTTCGTAAGCATTTAGAACACATAAAAACTAGCATGAATAAAACAGCACAAAGAGTTATTCTTAGAAAGAAGTTCTTTGGTTCGATGAGTAAGATAATATTAGATACTGATTGTAGTATTATTTGGGTTAGAGATGCATTAACAGCCGCAGAATTAATTGCAGTTGTTTGTAAAATGCAACCACATGATAGGGAAGTATATGTTCCTAGAATTGTGAAACAGAAAAAAATTAGCACTACTGATTTAAGAGTGGATGTATTATCTACAATTAAAGGAGTAAGTGATAAAAAGGCTAAACTTTTGATAAAGAAGTTTGGTTCTATAATGGAAATAGGAGAGTCATCTTCTTTAGAATTATGTAAGATAGACGGTATTGGCGGAGTATTAGCAAACCGTATTATTGATACTTTAAATTCAGAAGACAAAATACAAATATAGGAGAAAAGAAAAATGAAAAATATTGATAATAATTTTAATGAAGATGAATTACTAGAAGAGGCAATGAGGAATCAGTTTAATGAAACGAAAAATACAACATTAAGGCTACCAAAAATAGTTGAAGAATATGCAGATAGTGCAATAGAGGTATCTAGAAATAATAGAGTACCTGCAATATTATCAGCCTATTCCTTACTAGGACAGATTTGTAAAGAAATGGTTTATGTTCCAAAAGGAAGAGGTACAGAAGATGTTAGAGTTCACATTATTTGGCTACAAACAAGTGGTTCGGGTAAAAGTGAAATGTATAATTTTACAGGTAGAATAGCGCAGTATGTTTTTGATATCATTAATGGTAGACATAGAGACAACGTTGAAGCAGAAACAGCAGGTGAAAGACATAATAGATTTTCTATTCATGCTGTTAAGTCAACAACAGACGCGGCACTTATCGGTAAAATGAAAATGGAAGATGTTACTATTACTGATGATGACGGCAACACTACATACGAACAAATACCTAAACAACTATTTGGTGGTTTGGAAGGTGATGGTCTTTGTGTGTATGATGAGTTCGAGTATTCGGGTGTTTTCAAACCTACGCAACATAAACAAGAAGTTGTAATGTATTTGAATACACTAATGAATACTCTAGCAGGTCAAAATTATAGAATAACAAAACAATTAGCAGAAGGTGGAGAAATGTATTGTGATAGCAGACGTTCTATTTACGCTACATCCTATATTCCTAAAACACTAACTAGTGTTATAGCAGAAACAGGACTACTGCAACGTTGTTTAATCTATATCAGAGAAGTTCCTATAAGTGAACAGAATGCTGTAAGAGAAACATTGAGTAATGATTATGGTAGAATTATAGATACTCAAACACCAATCAATAAGTTTGGTGATGCCTTTGTGGAAATCTATGAATGTCTTAAAGAGAAGTATGATTCTGTTCCATTGGAAGTTAATGATAATATGTCAGAAGAACAGATTAGAGAAGCAGAAGTAATCAGAAGAAAGAAAGTAATCACGTTTTCTAAAGGTGTAAACGATACAATAACAAACGAGACAATTAAGTTTCAGAACTTTGTACATGATAGCCGACCTGCTGTAATTGAGATAGCAAATAATTTTATTACTAGAATGCAAGTAAGTATGGTTAGACTAGCAGTTCTTTCTTGTATTGCAGAAGCACCTAAATTACCAAAGAAAGATAGATTCAAACTAACTAGTAAACACGTTTTACAAGCATCTCATGTAACCCAACAATGTTATAAATCTCTTGTATTGTGGTTAGATTCAGCCCTAAGAGCCGAAAGACTATCTTCTGCCAAGAAACAAAAGTTAGATGTATTTACAAAAGAGTATAAAAAATTAGTAGAAAATGGAAAATCAGTAAGCATAGAAGGACAGACAGGAGAGTGGATAAATAAATCTGTACTATTAGAAACAGTAAGATTAGTAACCAATGCATCACCTGCAACAGTATATAGGAACTACAAATCTAATAAGGAGTATTTTGACGAAATAAGACACAACAAAACTAGATTTGTAAATATAAAAAGGAGAGGAATAAAATGAGTAATAAAACATATGAACATACATTTCAAATGTATAATGTAAAAGATGGCCCGAAAGTAATGATTGAAGCACTAAACACGTTAGGACAACAAGGTTGGGCTTTAAGCACAGTAATGAATATAGGAACTGATAGATTAATCGCTTTCTTAGTAAGAGATACAACTAAAGAAGCACCTAATCCACAAAAAGCAGACCAAGATAAAATTACTGCTTTGTGGTCTGCAACAGGTGATGAAGAGTGAAAAGAAAACAATATAAAAAAATAATGAAAATGTTTTCACATATTAAAGTTGTAAGAAATTTGACTGATGAAGAAAAAGAAGACGAGTTGGAGTTGGAGTTTTATGACAGTGATTGCTAAGAACGTTTTAGCAATTGATTTAGAAACAAAAAATATGTCTCACGAAATTGGTGGTTGGGAAAACACCCATATGTTTCAAGTATCAACTGTTTGTACTTGGGATGGAGATGTAGGAACTATCTATATTGACAAATCAGTGGACGATTTGAAAAAATCTAACGTAATTATCAAACCATTATCAGAATTAAAATTCGATTTAGAAAAACATTTTGATAATGGTGGAAAATTACTAGGTCATAATATACGAAACTTCGATTTACCTGTTTTGAAAAACGCAATGGATATTTATTGTATCAGAAAATACCTAGATAATCCTGAATCATATATTGATACTAGCGCAATACTTTCTAAAGAATACGGTGAAAGATATTCTCTTTCTAATTTAGTTCAACATACACTTGGTTCTGATAAATTAATGGATAGTGCAGATGCACCAAAGATTTGGAAAACAGGAGGCTACTCTCAAGTCGCTGAATATTGTTTGAAAGATTGTGAATTAGTTTATGATTTGTGGAAACACGGTGTTGAGAACCAAATAGTTAAAGGCTTCTCCCTTGAAGAAGCAATTGAGAAAGATTTGGAGGTGATGTGGTAATGGCTTTAAGTGCAACATCTATTGCTATTTGGATTGTTTTTATAATTATGATTTCATTATTATTTTTTGCAGCCTTTGGTAATAGTAAATATTCAGAAGATACTATTGAAGAGTATATGACGAACCTAATAAATGAGGAACAAAAACGTGGCTCTAGTTGAGGTATGTAACTTCTGTAAAGAAGAGACTATACCAAGACGGATTCGTGGGGTCTATGTTGGTAGTCTTGATGAAATCAAGATTTGGCAATGTAGAAAATGTAAGGCTTTGTGGTCGAATAATTAATTTTATTCGGCCATGAGGCCGCTTTTTTTTTTTATTTTTTTAAGTATTTTTTTTTTAATTAGTATTCTTATATTTTTAAGAATAGTATTTTTTTTGTAAAGAGCAATTCTGAGAGTATATAAACTGTGCAGAATTTGTATTTTAACATAAAAAATACCGCAATGTAAATTAACTACTTGGTGTTAGAACTACACTAGAGTGAAGCGGGTTTGTCAACAGTGGAAATCAATCAATCAATTATAGAAGGTTTAACCCACTTAGATTTAGACTTCGCTATGTTTTTTGTAAATACTTTTTTTGTAATCGTATCATTACAAATAACTCACTTATTTTATGTATTATGGGAGGAAAAAAGATATGAAAGAAAGAACACATCACAATGGTAAATGTAAGTGGATGACCGATTTTATGGAGTCATTGAAAGATATAGAAGTTGAGTAAAATGAATGAAGATTATTGGGAAGCACAAATAGAAGGTTTTGAAAATCAATTCAAGAAACCAATTTGGAGAGACTACTTAGAAACTCAACGTAAGTTATTAGATGAAGTATTTTCTTTAGGTTTAGATTAACCACTCAGGTAAAACCGGAAAATTATCTGCCGCTTCATTAGCCCCCGTAGATTCATCATCTACATCAAAGTAGTCTGTAATATCTCTCCACGCTTGTCTATATTCTAACAACTCTTGTTGTTGTTCAGTAGTATATAATGCAAATCTATCTGTTAACATAAATTGGTCTGTAAAAACTAAAAATGCTTCTCTCTCATGTCCAACGGCTTGCCAAGTCCAATCTTCTTCTTCTACATGAGTAACATTACCGTCACCGTCTTGAAATACTTGTTCTCTCATTTTAATCACCCGAATGTATTTATCACCCTTACATTAACCCACGGAATAGCACCTATTTGGTCTGTAATATCATTTAATACTGATGATTGGTTACTAGTGCTTGTAGATGTCTGCGTAATCAATGTGTTAGCACTTTCACCGAAACTACCTATTTCTCTTAACACACTACAATAGACATCATTTTGATTATCCTCAAAATAGTGTGGTAAAGTAGACGCAGGTTTACAGTATAAATTAGTAGTATTACTATCAGCCCAAACTAAACCTATGAAGTACCAAGTTTTTTCATCCATTTCATAAGTCTGATTAGCATTACCTGCGGCATTCTTTAATTGTGCTAGTATTGGGCTTGTTGATGTAAAAGTTATTGATGTCTGAGCCACCAAATTGTCGGGGTAAGGCGCACCACCAACAGCCGCTTTAGAATCATAAACTCCTATTTTCATAGTTGCATTACTGTTTGCGGTTGATGCTCTCATTGAAATATAATCTATTGTTCCTCCTTGATAAGACCACATTGGAATCATAGAAACATAATTCATAGCAGTACACGCATTGAATGTTTGAGTCCTTATACCCATCATTCTTGAAGGAACTCTATACTTTACCGTACCAAAAGCAGATATTCCATTTACTGATGCTCCATAATGGTCATTCTTAGTTGCTCCTCCACCACCTGTTCCATCATCTACTGTACCATCACTCTTTCTTCTTCTGAATGCTTGTCTACCCATTTTTAATCACCTCATGGATGGCATACTGCGTGTATGCTCCCTGCAATATTCGCTGTTGAACCTTGCGTATTTTTAAATCTTATGCGGATATTACTACTATTAATATCAACTTCTATTTCACCTATTGGTGCAGCACCATCATAAATAATACCGTATTCTGTAAAGTTAGCGGCTGAACCATCATAATGGCACATAACATCCATTGTTTGTACTTCATTGTTTGAAGAGTCTGTAATATGAACTGATGCTTTAACTGCCTTAAAGTTAGCATGAGGTACTGCTAGTAATGTAATATAGTTATTATTAGCAGTACTTGTTGCACCCACTACATTACCTAATGTTTTAATTCCGCTAGGATTATGAGTTAAACCACCGTAACCGCCTGTACCATCTACTGATACTACATCAGTTTGTGTACCATTAATAGCGATATTAAGAAACATAGTACCATCATGCGTACCATCGGTAACATCCGGTGATTCCTGTCTTATACTTCCATATGCTCTAGGATTACCTGCGCTATCTTCACCATTAAGTTGTATTTTACCTAATATATCATTATCAGAAGGGGAAGCAGTATTTCTATACAAAGTTAAAACAGGGCCATTAGTAGCATCATCTTCATTATCCATAAGTATTAATGTGCTAGGGTAAGTATCAGCATTGTCGTTAATTATTGTAACTACACCTTTACTGCTTAATGGGTAAGTACCTGTACCAACTTCTAGTGCCGTAGATATATCTACGATACCTGTTCCATTTGGAGTAATGTTAATATTAGCGTTTGAAGTTGAAACAATACTATTTCCATTAACATCTAAATCTCCACCTAACTGTGGCGTGTCATCTGCGGCTAAACTTGCTATACCACCACTAACGGTAGTCCATGAAGGCGCAGAACTGCTACCACCCGATGTGAGAACTTGACCGGAAGAACCTGCCGCACTTCCACCGACTAAGAACTCTCCATTTGCACCAACAGAGAATCTTGTTGAGCCTTTAGTTTTGAGTTGGATTTCTCCTGTTCCCGAAGTATATCTTGTGTCTAAAATTATGTCTGTATTAGAAGATGAACTACCTTGTATTTTCATATTTGTTTCATTGTTTGGTAAGAAGATATTTGCCCTCGATTCTTGAGAACCACCACCAATAATATAGAGACTTGAATTACCTGCTATCATACTACCTGCAATATTGATTCCATCACAATTTACTGTGCCGTCAAAATATCCATGTCTGAACTCATTGGTTGCTGAACCAATATCATATGCATTATCTGTATCAGGAATAATATTTGCATCAACAGCAGTTGACCAAGAAATACCACCACCACTACCTGTTGAAGCAGCAGTTAATCTCCCTTGTGCGTCAACAGTAATATTAGCGTTAGTGTAAGAACCCGCAGTAACAGCAGTATCCGCTATTTGGACTGCTCCTATTCCATCATCAGCAACTTTGAAAGTTAACTGAAATGGGTCTCCTGTGCTTCCGGTATCTGTATCTGTAAAAGTAATATCTAAACCGTTTCCTTCATTAAACTTAATAAATCTCGCATCAGCAAGAAGAACATCTGTATCTGAACTGTCTCTTACAGTAAAAGCCATTTTAGCAGGTAATGTTCCGTATGTTCCATCGTGCTTTAAGAAAGTTCCTGATGAACCTGCTGATGGCAAAACACCACCATTACCTGTTCCAACTAAAGTTCTAATTTCTGCCGCAGTTAAATCATCAGTAGCATCAGTATCTCCTGTAAAACCTAAGTTTGCTAATGTTAATGCTCTTGTTGTAGCAGAAGCGTCAGTAACATGACCTAAAGTATTCGTAGTTATTGTTAAAGTATCAATTACATTTGCACCTGAAGTATCTATACTTATATCATCTCCATCATGTGTAGGATGGGAGTAAACTGTATCAGGAGTTCCCGACAATACACCACTACTAATTGTTAAATTAGAACCAACTTTAATTCCACCTAGAGCAGATGAAGTGGCTATTGGAAGAGAGTAATTATTAGCAGAAGTAGCAATATTATCAAGTTTATTTTTAAGAGTGTTAGTAAAATTATTTTGTGTAAGACCACCATCACCTACTGAATAAGTAGTGTCTTGTGTTGGTATTGTAAAATCACCCGCACTAACAGGTAATGTTATTGTAACATCACTACTAGTAGGATTATCAGCAGTAAGTAATACCTCATATGTATTGCTATCACCTGCTCTAAATGCCAATGTATTATCTTCTACAATTTGTATTGTTTCATTACTATATTTTGTATCTCCTGTTACTACTAAATCACCCGCAATTGTAACAGTTGTTGCGTTAGTTCCTATGGCTACTGCATTACTACCAAAGGCATTACCAAGAGCAGTTTTTAAATTAGCAACAGATACATTGTCAACATCAGGTTTATTTTGAATAAAGGCATCATTAGATGTAGTTGTTTCAGCCCAATTTGCTCTAACGTTTGGTTCTGCTCCTGAAGAAACACCCAATAGTGTTAATGCTTGTGCTACCGTCATTCCTTCTGCCGAACCTGCATTACCACTATGCGCCTTTCTTCCAACAAATCTTTCAGCAGGTAAAGAGTTCAATACATTTAATTCATCAGCAGTTGCAGAAAGAACAGTTGAACCTATTTGTATATCACCTTCATCGAAATTAACATAACCCGCACCTTTCGGTCTAATGTTTAACGATACATTCGTATCGCTTCCTGTTGCCGCTAATATTGGTGCATTGCCTGATGCCTTATTTGCTATATTTATATAATTTACAGGACTAGATTCGGGACTTGTGAAAAGTAATAATTCATTACCATCCTCATCTAAAATACCGTGTGCATCATCAATTTTAATATTATGACTATTAGTATCTAAGTTCCCACCTAATTGTGGGGATGTATCATCAGCAATTTCAATAAGAGAAAGAATATTTCCAATAGTACTTGATGCCTTTAAATTAGAACCTGCACCCGAACCCGCTACAAATCCAACTAATGAATCAGTAGTAGCCAAAGTTGCACTACTAATTTGACTTAAATCTAAAGTTAAATCCGGTGTAGTAGTTCCATTAGTAACGGTAAAACCAACACCGCCTGTTACTGCTGTTACTGAACCTCCACCTGTTCCTCCACCAATAGCACTTAGCATTTCTGAAGCAGTTAAATTAGTTATAGTATTATTAGCATTAAGTCTTGGAAATAAAGGTACTGCCGGAGAATTTGCCGTACTTGGATTCGCTGATTTAAGTAAAGCAATTCCGGTAGTAGTACCTCCCAATGTAGCCAAAGCAGTATCGGCATCAGCATCGTCTATTAATGTAGCACCGAATGTTGAGATTGTTGTATTAGCAGGTAATGCTAATGACTTAATATCTGCATCAACTTCTGAATCCATCAATGCACCTGCTGCTGTAACATTTGCTGTATCTGTAACATCAGCACTCGCTTCTATACCACTTAATATATTTGATTTTAGAACACTAAAATCCATTCTACTTAATACTCCACCATCGTTAAATATTAATTCATCAGTATCAACAAGAGTACCTGTAAACTCAGTAGCACCTGTAATATCTCCTACACCGAAGTTAGATGTACCACTAGCAGAAGCACCAATAGCACTTCTAAAGTCAGAAGCGTTTAGCGTTTCTGCTTGATTACTATGATTATTTATACGAATAAACATATCTTCTGTACCTGCACCCGTAGGTATATTCGACATTGTTAGTAAATTGCTACCAACAGTAGTTGCCCCTAATGCAATTCTAGCCGCAGAAGCATTAGCCGCAGTAAGTAATGAAATCATAGGAACGTTAATTGCTGAAATTACACCGGAATCTGCGGCATTTCTTCCTAATAATAAATTGTTATCCCCAGTACTACCTATGTTCTGTAATTTAGCAAAGGTAACTGCATCGGCAGTAATCTTAGCCGTAGTAATACTAGGTATTCTTTCAATATCTAAAGTTCCGGCATTAATTTTACTAGCGTCTAGATTAGGAATGTCCGTTGCCGCTAAGTCGGGAGTGAACACATTACTACCGCTTAATGCTAAACCGCTACCTGCTGTATAAGTAGTATCTTGGGTAGGTATAGTAAATGTAGCATTAGGAATAGTTACTGTTTTAGCCACACCTGCTACTGCTGATTTTAAAATCATATCATTGTCGTCAACAGTTGTACCTTCAAACACTACTCCATTAGAAGTTGAAACAGTTTCCACGTTATTTGTAATAGTAGTTCCTGTTACTACTAAATTACCTGCTATTGTAATCTTATCATCTGCTGAAGTACCAAATATAATATCTCCTCCAAAATCAGAATTAAGAGCCGCCTTCAAGTTAGCGACTGAGACATCATCGTTAGTATCAGTAAATACTGCATTAGCGGGAACTACCGACCGTACATTATCATAAGCCCAATCAGAACTTATTGCAGTTGCGGTAGCACCATCAGTAGGTGTACTACTAATCGCTCTTTGACTTGTTATGTATGTATTAGAATCAATAGTATAATTTCCTGAACCATCAGTTTTCATAAATCCACTAGAAGCAAAATCACTATCAAGCAATACAGCAGTATTACCTGCTAAAGCAGTAGTTGATGTAGTTCCTATTTCTAATAAAGTAGGTTTACTACTTAAGTCATCGTAACTTCCACTAAATAATGATGTGTTCCCTGCTAACGCTGTTGTAGCAGTAGTTCCTATTGCCAATAATGATGTGTTCCCTGCCAATGCAGTAGACGATGTAGTTCCTAATGCTAATAAAGTAGGCTTGTTAGATAAATCATCATAACTTCCACTAAATAAAGTTGGTTTACTTGTTAGACTACTATAAACACCATCAAAAGAAGAAGTTCCCGCACTGATAAGACCCCTTACTGCCGCGCCATCTGCCGCAGTAATAAGACTAATCATAGGAACAGAAAGGACAGTAGGAACAGCATTACTTCCGCTAGTATTTGCTAATATATTACCAGTAGCAATTTGAGATAATCCTAATACACTTCCTGTTTTAGTTAAACCATTATTAGCAGTTAATTGTGTTGCTGAACCGGAGAATTGTGTAAATGTTAAGGCAGTAGTTCCTACTGTTATTGAACCTGTATTGTTTAATATCCAACCTGTATCTGCATGGGTAGTTCCTTCTTCAACCCATACATATAATCCGGCAGTTACATCAGCATTAGCATCAGCATCAGTTGTTCTAGTCCAAGCACCTGCTTTACAAAGATAAATACCATTTTGGCTTGCAGTGCTTTGATTCTTTACTAATACTCTATCATCAGCAATTACACTTACACTATCAATATCTTGAGTTCCACTTAAAGTAATATTTGTAGTAGTAGTAACCCTTACAGAATCTTTAGTATCTAATCCCTGTTTAACCACCGCCGCACTAGCATCAGCAAGAGCAGTAATTTCAGCATCAGTTCTCATTGTATTAGTGTCTGTATTAACACTAGAAATATCTAATGTCTTATTATCCCCACCTGTAACAGTAGCGGTTATTGTTGAGCCGCTAAGAGACAATCCTGATAAGAATTTATTTGTATCTGTATTAACAGCCGAAATATCAACTGTTAAATCTGCTAAACTACCCCTTGCTAATGTTATTGTTCCACTAGCAAAAGTAGCCGCACTAACAAAATCATTACTATCAACAGAAGAACCTGCACCAATAGAGGTTCTAAATGCAGTTGCTTGATTAGTAGTTAAATCATCTGCTCTTGCTAAAAGATTCGCTACGGAAACATTGTCTACTGCGGTAGTCCCTGCTAGAGCGTCTGTTATTCCATAACCTGCAAGGGTTGTCGGTTTACTCGTTAAATTAGAAAACGCTCCACCAAATATATTACCTGCATTAGTCGCTATGTTAGTTGCGTTTGTCGCTATGTTAGTTACATTCGTGGCTACATTAGTAGCATTAGTAGTTATACCGCTTTCCATAGTGTCTAAATTAACTGCTTGTGTTACTGTAATAAAATTCATTTTTGTGCTATCAGCAGATGGGTATGTATTTTTGGCAGTATTAAGACCGACAGCAGTAACGTTAGTTGCTATATCGGTTGCATTCGTAGCCACATTAGTTACGTTAGTTGCTATGTTTGTCGCATTAGTAGTTATACTACTCGACATTGTGTTTAGATTAAGTGCAGAATTAACGGTAAGGTGTCCTACTTTCGTAGCGTCTGCTGTTGGATATGTATTCTTAGCAGTATTAAGAGCAACTGCGGTTACATTAGTTGCTATGTTAGTTGTATTAGTTGCTAGATTAGTTACATTAGTGGCTATATTAGTCGCATTAGTTGTTATATCACTTGCCGCACTTCCTAATCCTACATCACTAGCAGTAGCAGCAGTAAGAGTCGCTGCTTGAATAGTTGCTTGACTAACATTAGTTACATTATCTAAATTTAAAGTTGCAGTAGTTATTTTAGAATTATCAAATATAACATCAGCATTACTAGCATTTTGTATTACAACCGCAGTTCCACCATCATTAATTTCTAATTTACCTGCCGCATTTATTCCTAATGTTAAGTTATTAGAAAGTGCCTTACCTGCAATAGTTCTAGATGTAGGAACTTTTGCTGATAAATCAGTAGCCAAATCAGTAATCTTAGATTGCGCTAAAGTCGGTATTCTAGCAACATCAAATGAACCGCTTGTAATTTTAGCAGCAGATAAGTCGGGTAATATTGCTTCTGTTACAGCACCCATTAATTCTGTTAAACTTAATTTTTTAACTGCGCCCGAATCACTATTATCACGGAAAATTAAACTATCATTTGCTATATCTATACTAGACAATGCAGTTAAACCACTAATAATATCAGTAGTTCCAATGTTAGTATTTGTATCTGTATTTATTGCTGAAATATCTAGAGTCTGATTTGTTCCCCCCGATACAGTAGCAGTTATTGTTCCTCCACTCAAAGATAAACCGGAAAGAAATTTATTTGTATCTGTTGTCATGTCATCAACAACAACATTGATTTTACCACTAGTATCATCGTAAGTAGCACCGACTCTTGTTTCTGTATTACTAGTAAACATAGCACCTACAATATCTTGCACTGCTTCTGTTGATATTTGTGAATCAGTAGTAAATCCTAATCCTGTTACGAAAGTATGTATTTGGTCTGCCGTAGCCAAACCCGTACCTCCATCAGCAATAGCACCCGTTGCTAAAGTAGCAGAAGCACCTAATCCTAGATTAGTTCTAGCGGTAGCGGCATCTTCTAAATCTGATAAATTACTATTTTTTGTTAATTTAGTGCTTATGCTATTTGTTATTGTCGTAGAAAAATTAGCATCATCACCTAATGCCGCCGCTAATTCATTAAGCGTATCTAATGCCGCCGGACTGCCATTCAATAAATTATTCAAACTACCGTCAACATACGCTTTTATTGATTGCTGACTAGCCGCTTTGATTGCACTATTGGAAGCCATGTTATCTTCGTCTAGTAAATCTAGTTGTGTATTAGTATCAGTAGAAGTAATTGTAATATTGTTTGCATCAGTATGTGTAAGAGTAACATTAGAACCCGCTACAAACTTAATATCTTGAGTTCCTGAACCTGCACCACTTTCTGTTAATCTTAATAATATGTCATCAGAAGAATCCACAAAAGATGTAGCATATTCATTTTGAGTATTATTATCAGCAATATAAGCAGGTGTTCCGAAAGTCCCGTCATGTTTTAGAAACTCTCCCGCATTACCTGCTGATGGTATTAGACCTCCGTTTCCTGTGGAAATAGCGGCAATTGAAGAAGTTACATCGGCAGTTCTTGCCAAAGTTCCTGTCGAAGAAGGAAGAGTAATAGTAGCAGAACCCTTTGTTAATGTTCCATCGGGATTAATTCTAGTAGTTTCAACACCACCATTTATTGCAGAAAAACTTCTTGATGTTTGTGTATAAGTTAAATATTGTATGTCATGTGTAGCACTATTTGCTTCATCCTTATCGTATTTAACCATAGCAATAGGAATATCCCCTGCTGTTAATTCTGCTACCGTAGGAGTACTATTATTTCCTTTTCCTGATGTAGAACCATGTCTCCAAACTACTGTTTCATCACTGTCTTGTATAACTAACAGACCATACCAATCGGCACTATTTACAGAACCATTAGTATTATTCGTTTGTATGTCAGTAGTAGTAGTTATTGTTCCATTAAATTTACCGTTTCTTAAATAGTTACCACTTGTTATAGTAAATTTAGTGAACCCTCCAACTGCTGTTTGTGTAATATTAAAACCGCTTAATATTCTATTTTCACCCATAGCAGTATTAAGAGTTTTAATTATACCTGTATGTATTGCATCTGTCCCATCTACTAATTGTGTATCAGCCCCTAATCTACTAATAAATCCTGTATTGTTAACCATTATTTCAACTCCACTCTAATTGTAAAAGATACCGTATCAGATGCCGCGACTACGCCTGTGCTAGTGAATGTTACTCTTGTTAACATTACTCCCGAAGTATTAACATCAGTATCGCTGTTATTATGAAATATTCCCAATTCAGTTATTCCTGATGTTGGTATTTGAGAACCTAAGAAATCCACATTCCAAATTAAAGTCGAGCCGACTCTTGTAGGAGTAACATCAGTCGCATGAGTAAACACCACATGGTCTAAATTAGTTTGTGAAGGGGCAGTGCTATCTGAACCATCACCTATTTTTATCACTCTATATTTTTCTTGAATATAATTAGCAATTATATCCTCCTTACCTGCATTCACTATCATACTTATACATCCTTTTCGCTCTTGTAGGTCTTTAATGTTGTTGACCCTGCTCCAAATCCTAATATAGTTGTAAAACCTAACGGATTAGAGAATCCTAAATTACCTGTTGATGAAACTATTTTGTATTCTATTGTGCCGTTTTTGACTAAAAATGAATCAAAAACAGTTTTACCTACCACACTTTGTATAGAATTTTTACCAAATAAAACCGAAGAATTAGAAGTTTGTTTATTAGTCAATTCACTCAACCTTTCTGCTATTGTTTTATTGAAAGTTCCAACTGTTATTGAAGAAATACCATCTAATATATTTTCTATTTCAAACACTTGATATTCATTTTTTGGTATGTTATGATTTGGAAAATCAAGAATTAGAATATCTCCGGCTTCCATCAATTCTAATCCTTCTTTTTGTATTTTTAATTTTATTTTTCTTATATCTGCGTTATGTATTTGTAATAATTGTTGAGATTTTATTTTCGCATCTAATATAGTTTTAATTGACGAATCAACATGGCGTATAGTCCTATTTCTACTATTTCTATCGTCTATTGGTATTTCTGATTCTGCTTTGACTCCATCACCAATGACAATTATTTTATTTGCTTTATCAAAGAGAGATTTATTGCTTTCAACAGATATTAGATTATGACCTGTTTTATAACTAATTGAATATCTTCTAAGGCCATGTGTATCTTCTATATCCTTTGCTACAAGTTCGTTATTAGTTATTTTAAAATCTAATCCTTTTTTACTCGCTAATAAATTAATAGCGTCAAAGGCGTTAGTATCATTAAAATTTATATTAGAAACATGAGTTTTTCTTTCTCTTTTTATTATTTCATCAAAAGGTAGTGGGTCAAAAATCATATTATTAAAAGTGATAGTAGTAGAACTAACAGAAGTAACTTCGCCAATTAAATAACCCTTCTGAGTGTATAAAACATCTCCCGCAACAACATTAATTGGACTATCTACTGTTGTCAATACACTAGAAGTAACGACATTTTGATTATTAGCATTGTGAGTAATTTTAGATACTAATACATTATTTACTATTTCAGCATCTACTACATTCGAGGTATAATTTCTAAAACTCTTTTCATAGTCAAAATCTAACCCTACTTCATTAGCAATGTTTTCTATTTCGTTTTCAATAATTCCACCGATACTAAATGTAGTGCCAATATAACATTTAGAAGGTTTAAATGATAATTTTCTTGGAACATTTATATCTAAAATTTCTCCAAAAGAAACACAACCATCTCCATTTAACGTTCCATTATAATCAAATCTTAATTTTTGTCCTGTTCCTGTGCCAACATATGAAACTGATAAAGACTTACTTTGAGAATTAAGTCCATCTGTAATATAACATTTCATCTCATCACCATTAGTAAATAAACTAGAACTTATTGTTGATAAGTCTCTCCTATCCAAGTAATTATTTCCTGTAATATCTTCATCTATATTTAATAACATATACATAGAATAAATTCCTTCCGAATATTGATTTTTTATACTTGTATCTCCTGTTAAGAAATTAGAAATAATCTTATTATATTGCAGACCTTTATCTTGCATAACATTGATTTCAAAATAATTTGGCGTATCTTCAAATACTGTATCCGATATTCTCATCAACCTAAAATAATTTCCATGTTCAGAAATATCAATAGATTTATCAAATGTTAATTTATGAGTATCGTATGTTCCTGTTTCATCAACTTCATGTGTTAATATTTTACCAATATAAACAGGTGTTCCTTTTTCTGTAACGTCTCCTAACATTAAAACTTCAGTTCCTATTGGTAGCACCAATGGAATATTAATTGTTAATGTATTAGTGCTAGTGTTATTAGCCGACCATGTAAAAGATGTTCCTAGTATAGAACCTGTTCCAGTTGCAGGGAGACTTGAACTATCTTCTAAAATTATGTAATGTGTGTTACCAACCGTAGAACCCGCCCCACCTATCTTATGTCTTGTTGTATTATTAGGTAAAGATTGATTATCTATAAGTTTACTACTTACAATATAAAACCCTTCTAAATTAGGCACAAAATTTAACCAATGGTGTGTGGAAGAAGTGTTCATAATGAATGTTTTTTCAGTTCCCATAGCAACATCAGAAGTAATATTAAATTGTGGTTTGATAAACATCTGTGCTGAATATAATTCTCCGTCATTTTTAGAATTATATGGTAGGGGGCTACCGTCCACATAAACAGCATTATCTGCTAGATGATGATTAGTTTTTCTGTCGGTAGTCGGGGTATGGCCTTCCCTGTAAGAAAAAGGATAGGACGCTGTTTTTGTTCCAATAAACGATAAATTATTACTAGTTCCCGCATAATTACTTCCTTTTATATTCATAATATTACTTGTATGTTGGTCTAAACTTAACCTTCCCGCAACTGTGCTTGCTAAGTTAGTAAACGAGTCAGATTTTAATGGACTACTAGTAAATTCCATTGTAGTATCGCTACCTTCTCTTGAACTTGTCATATCTTTAAAAATAGCAGTGCAGTTTTCATAAATATCACTACTAGGCCAAGCAATATTGTAAGGTCTTTGGTTTATAGTTTGGCCTGTATGATTATCTAAATGGGGCTTACATAAGGCAGAAAGAACCTTAGAAATATGATATTTTTGAAAAGTTAAATTATTATTATTATCATTAGTAGCCCCCGCAATACGCTCCAAGTGAAACGCTGAATTAATAAAATAATCAGTACCCGAAACATTAGATTCAGATACATTACTTATTAGAGGTAATAAAATATTAGGAGGATTGTATTCATTTGAATTTCCACTTAATAGTGAAAAATTAAAATATGGACTCTCAAAACTAGGAGATGTCATATATATTCTAGACAAAACTAACTGAGGAATAACCGTATTATTAGCCGCTATATTATCCTTTGTCAATAAATCCATTTTATTTCCTATTTGAGAATACAAATCATAATCGTCATAATCAGTCTGTCCGACACTAGGATTCCACCACTTTCTATATATTGGAATATTTATTCTAGGGGAAGCATTCAAACTATAAGCAGATTCAGCATCTACCGAATTAAAATGCCAATCAAATGTTGCTTCTACTAGTCTAATTACTCCCCATCTTTTAATTTGTGTAGGATTATCTAAAGAAGATTTAGATATTTCACTTATCTCATAGTTTTCATCTTCTCTTTTAGTAGAAAAAGTTTGACCGTTATAATCGTGATTAGTTTTAGTTTTACTTAAACCATTAATACCTTCAAACATAACACCAAAATTTTCTATTTTATTTGAATCCGAAAAACCCAAATTGTTAAATCGTAATTTTGAAAACGGGAATAAATCACCCGTAGCATAGAAAGAATACGGTCTTGCCCTCCAATCATTGTTAACCAATTTTTTAATATTAGCAGTTGAAACTGTTTCATCAATATTAATTGTGTTATCGGCTCTTTTATACCAAGCAACTCCAATTTGAGAGTCCACGTTTTCGTTAAGACTTGTTGTTTTATTTGTATTTAAATCTCTTACTCCGTCTGCGAAAAGCATTACACCCGATGTATAACCTTTAATCTTAAATTCTCTATTACTATCGTTATAAACAGGGTCTCCGTTAACATAATCATTAGGCGTTATTGTGCTATTATCAAATTGTTGTAAATCTGTATATCTTATTGTATGTTCGGGGGCATAATAATGCTGAAATTGTTTTTTTAATTTATGTATAAAACCACCCAACGGCATATTACTATTTAAGAAATATAAATTGTTATGGTCGTCAGGAGTATCGTTGGCGACTGAAAGAAAACGTGAATCATAAGTATTTCTATCTTGCACACCCAATACAACAGGAAAGTTAGGAGCAATTTGAACTACATTTTTAGTATCGCTTACCTCATTTATGTTAACTACGTGAAACATTTCACTAGATAAAATATCTTTATTTGTAAGAGTTCTACTAGTTTCTTTTTCTTTTCCTATTCTTAATAAATATCTACTAGAAGTAGTTGCAATATTAGTATTTGTAGAGCCGCCATTAAGACGATATTTATTTATTTTACTAGGATTAATAATATCAAATCCAAAACTATCGTTATTTTGAAAATCCCCTTCATTAGAAGAAAGACTCAAGTTATGATATGAAAATTTATTAGTCGCGGCATTATATGTATAATTAATTCCTTTATTAAAAATTAAGCCTTTTTCTGATACACTAGAAAAATCTGTTGTTCTTTCTTCTTCTAGTATGTTGGTAGAAATTGCCTTTACTCCTGAAATAAATCTAGAAGCCTCGTTTAGAGGATTATAATAATACACATTAGAACCACTAGTAATATTAGTATATGTGTTATCTTTTAATGTAATAGTAGTAATTGAATTAGATACTGAATGACTGTTATATTCTCCAATTAATTCAAAAAAAGAATTAAAGAATAATGTATATTTTGTAAATGTTTGAGAACCATTAACCAATATTTGATTAGACTCTCCCTTATTTACAGTAGTTGATGAAGTGTAATAATTGTTCAAATCATCTAAATGTGGGTTTAATGTAGAATATACTATATCATCACTAAAATTTAAATTTTTATTTACCGTATTAGACAACAGTCTAGCCATTTCATCTCTTCCTGAAATAGTATAAGTCATCATTCCATTTTCATTTTTAGATTCTATATCTTCTACATTGCCGTTAAATATTTCTTGATTAATAGTAAAACTTCCATTGTAGTAATACATTCTAGATATAGGAGTTTTTTGATAATATTGCTTTGAGACATCTAAAACAGTAAGATATTTATGCACTCTATCTCCATAATTAATCCTAATATCATGTCCTCTTCTATTAGTTATAGATATTCTAGCATTATACAATTTTGTATTTTCTATTTCTATTGTTTTATCCTCTAAAGTTAATCTATTATTCTGGTCGTTTCTTATCTTTGTATCTGCTAAAAACTCAACATTTAATTTATTATTAGAATAAGGAACTATGTAACACTCAGCATTTGTTACTATTTTAACACTATTACTTCCACTTAGCCCCCCAACTACTTTAACAAAAGTATTACTATCAACAGTTTTTATTGCATCTAAATAAATTTTTTGAGTATTAGTTGAATAATTTCTAGTGCTGACACTAGAAACTACATAATTATAACCTTCAACTTCTATAATAGTTCCATCTGTTAAAACTGAATTGTAGTCATATTCACCTGTTAAATTATTTATATTTAAAACATTAGTCTCGAATGCAGTAGAAGTAACAGTATGTTCTATTTTTTTAAGTTTCATATTATCTGAGAATAACCCATTTCTAACTACCATTTTAGAACTCTCTTTGACTTTCAAATGCTGAGTTCCACTATTATCTAAACTCACAACAGTAGCCATTTTACTCATTTTATTTTTAGGATTATTTACTATTGTATCTAATGTCGTGGGAACTTTGTCATTTTTCAAGGAAGCAGATTTAAAATTAATATAAGTTGTAACTCCCTTTAAATTGCTACTTTTGTCCCAAACATTTCCGGTGGAAGAATACTCATCGGTTGTGCTTCTTCTCATTAAAGGAAATGCGGTGTGCCAAAAAATAGGGTTGAAATTATTGTCATCTTCATCATCAACTAATATATTATCTACAAGTATTGCATCTAATATACCCCTTCCCATGTTTTGTATTGTGCTGTCATATTTTTTCTCTGTTTTGAAAACTATGTTTTGTATCGTTTGGCCTATTTTTAGATTAGCATCTGTTGATTCTTGTATTGCTATTCTAGCAAAATCTAATCTAGCGTGATATACTCTACTTTCAATTGCTGCTAAGTTATCTCCCAAAGATTCTACGTTACCAATATATGTTCCACTAGAATTAAACAATGACATTCCTTCTGTCAACTTATCCCAATTTGCTTTCTTGGCCGTAGAAAACTCAATTTGTGGATTACTATTTCCCAATTGATAAATAGAGTGTTCATCTATAACACTAGTAGAAATTGTAGATAAAGTACTTTCCCAAACTCTATGCGAAGTAACAGTATATTTTGTATTATAATCTAATTGGTTTTTTTCTTGTAATCTATCATTGTAAAAATAAAATGTAGGAGTGTTTACATTGCAAACCTTATCATACTTATCAGTAGTCGCTAAGGCATCACCTCTCAATCCATAAGACACCGCGACTAAATCAGTATCAACTTCGCCCGTTTTAGCCGCCCCTTTGTATATTTCAAATGTAGTTCCTTCGGGAATTTCACCATTGTATTTAGGGCTAAATTCTATACCATCACCGAACTCATCAAATGAAACAATTCTTTTTATTTTAGCAAAATGCGCTCTAACATTGTCTTGACTAGACCCCGAACCATCTTCTTTATCAACAACATTATAGTTTAACATAACAAAATAATCATAATTATCTATATCAATTCCTTTTCTATCAGCAGGGGTATTACTAAAATCATATGTAACCTTTATGTTAGTATTTCCATCAGGAAATAATTTATCATATATTTTAATTTTAAACGAAGGAGTATTTTCTTTATTCGTTCCTGACATTATTGCAGTTTGTATCGTGCCTTCTTTTCTAGGTGCAGTTCTTATTTCAGTATGTATTATTGAACTTGAAGGTGCGGATGAAGATAAATAATTAGTTTCGTCTTCTAAACCTACTGTATATAATGTAGGATTTACTGAAACATTTTTGAATGCTTTTTCTTTAGCGTTAGAGCCATTTTTATCTGTATAAGTAGCAGTAACATCAGATTCACTCACACCCGTATTCAAAGGAAATAACATTCTTCCTGTCATTTACTCACCAAACGTATAATAAAATAAAATGTTACTGTAACTAGGTGTTAAAGTATTGATTGTTAAACTCGGTTCTTTCCCTTTGTGCATTGAGATTTCAAAAAGTTCTCCCATAAATTGTTCACTAGTAAGAGTTCCTTTACCTATTCTAGATTCGCCATTATTTGTAGTTGAATCAAACTCAAAGGTAGGAACTGTAAGAGTTTGAGTTTTGATAGATTGATTATTAACATACAATTCTATTTGCCCGTTCTTTCTATACGAACAAGAAACTTTGTAAACTTCTTCCAAATACAATGCTTCTCTAGGCTGAGAAATATAAATTAAACCTCCCGATAAGTAGGAAGAAATGCTAAGTGTAGTATTTGTGCCGCTTTTACTAATCACTTTTCCTAAACTAACTCCACTACTACTAAATATTTCAGTTCCTCCACTATTATGTGCGCCTAATTTAGCCATTTTATCAGAAGCACTACTACCAAAAGTTAGCGTAGCACCCGCGCCTCCACTTCCATTTGAAATAGTAGCATCGGAAGCCAGTTCTGTAAGACTAGTATTGTTTTTTTGATAATAACCGTTTTCATCATAATAACCATGTAAGGTATTTACAGAAGTTATAATAGGATTATCGCTAGAAATAGTAGTAGTTAAACCGGAAGTATTTGTAAAATCAACACACAGTTTATATTCAGCAGGTTGATTATAATTAGTAGTTGTAGTATTCTGTAAATAAAACTTAAAATTGTTATTATAAAATAACATCATTTTGTGAGATAACCTACTTGTTACATGATTTGTGTAATCCCCTGTTCCAAAATATCTAGAACTTTGGTAATCATCAAAAGTAGAAGAATAAGAATCTCTAGGACTAGGAGGTGTTCTCGTAGAAGTTTTTGTATCTACATCAGCAGAACCATGTCCGTTTCCATTAACGTCATATGGCGTTATAATTGCTTCAATGGTAAAGTTATCAGTATGATTCCAAAAGTTGCCTTTAGAAGCGGCTGTACCTACTGTATCGGCATCTAATTTTAAATAGCCATCACACATAACAGGAAAGACTAATGCTTTAGAATCTCCAATATATACGTTAGCCATTTTTCTTCACCTCAATCAAAGAAATTGTCGCCTATCACTTTTGCTTCTTCAAAGTCTAATTGATATCCAATCGTAGGAAACTCACTAGCAATAATATTAGTAGTAAAGGAACGCATAAATCCTTCAACACCAATATGATTATTATTTAATGATATATTATCAAAAATGTTAGATTGACTACTCATAGTATTGCCTGTACCAAATGTGAAGGAATTATCAAATGCTCGATTTTTCCAAGAAAAAGGAATTAAGGGTACTTTGTCTATACTTAGAACTCTCATTTCTGCGGCTGTAACTGTATTTCCGTCTTTATCCTTTGTTCTTTGGTCGAAAGCATTGTTTACTTTACTAGGATAAAAGAATAATATTTTACTTATATTTTGGTCGTCCTGTAAAGAACTAGAATCAGCGTAAGAATGTATTAGTTGCATTAGTTCAAATGATGTCATAACAACATCTCTTTCATTATCCGAACCTTGTTCTGATTGTTTGATAATATTTTGTTCGGTTAATCTGCCCGTTATATTAATTGTCTTACTAGCGAGACCCATATCAAAAGCAAGATTTAGTGATTCTCCCGTTATCGCCCCTGCTAATGGAACAGGAACGTTAGGTACACTTTTACCTGTTGAAATATTTACAGTTTCAACGTGTAATGGTATTCTATTTTTAATAGCACTACCCGAACCTATATCATTTCTTCTAGATAATTCTAACATTACCATATTATTCGGATTTAAAACACTCAAAAGAAACTCACTCCATTATTTGACCTCATCATTTTAAGTTTAATTTCCTTACCTATTTTATTTGCTATGTCTCTTATTTCTGCATCCGATGCACCAACTCGACCACTAACATGAATGTGTATTGTATTGCCTCCCGAACTTCCCATTCTTTGACTATCTGCATTAGAATGAACTCTAGAACCTCTAGGTAAGGATACTAATTCCGGCCCTTTTTCTCCTACTAACTGCATATTAGAATTTACTATTCCTCCTGTTGAAAGCCCCACCATCTTCTTCACAACTGCGGCCACTACACCCGCAATAGCGGCGATTATTAAAACAGGTAAACTGATAAGTGTGCTACCTAATAATGCCATTATTCCCACAACTACCGCAACTAATTGCACTACATCTAATACCATTGTAGCAAAGCCCTTCAAACTTAAAAACCCATCTTTTAATCTTTCCCAAATTAACTTTAATGTCCCTCCTATTACTACGGTTATGGCAGTTCCTATTGCCGTTAAAGCAAGTAATACTACACCACCAAAAACCTGTAATAATCCCCATAATAATAAAATTATATCTCCATTTTCTAAAGCATATTTAATATCCGCAATACCATTAGAAATAATTCCCATAGTATATGCTATAATAGTCATAGCGACTTCAAATATTTCTCCTAACCACTCCATAGTTGTCGCGAATGGTTCTTTGAAACCTTCAAATACATTTTTTAATAATACTAAACCTACTAATATTGCCGCTAAACCTAACATGAACTTAGCAAAAAACACCAATCCTGTTTTTATAAACTTACCAAAATTAAGCCATGTTTGTATTTTAAATACTTTTTTAATTTGACCCACATATTCACTCGCAATTAATTGTTTTTGCAATAATTTAACTCTAATATTATCAAACCTACTACCTGTTGTTCCGATAGAACTACCTGCCGCTTGTCTTTCTCTTAATTCATCTTGTAGTCGTCTTTTTCTGTTTGTTCTTTTGTCAATTGCTTTTTGTTCTGTTGTTGTTTGTTGATGTAATTCCCTAAAAATTTCTTTTACTGCCTGTATCATTTCTATTTCATCTTCAATAGTTTGAATACCATCCTTACCAAAAAGAGAAAATTCTGTTCCCTTAAACTCTGAAAGGTTTTCTTCTAGTAAAAATATTAAATTCGATATATTATCTACATCTTTTAGTGCATCTTTATCAAATATTCCTTTAATTGGTTCTAATCTTTGCGAGGCTTCCATTGCTTCTGTTGCACCTTTTACCGCAAGTTGAAGTTGTTTCATTGATGGCACAGTTTTTTTTGTTATCTCGTTAGCCACATGAATAATTCCTCTTAATGTATTTTGTAACTCCCAAAATGCACCTGTTCCTGAAGTAAATCTACTTAGTATAGTCCAGTATGAACTATATCTTAGTTTCTTTGTTACGTCATAAAGTTTAGTTGTATCAGAAGTTATTTTTCTTGTTGCATCTGCAAAACTCAACATATCTTTGGTAGCATTATCAACCATATTATCACTTCTTATTCATTTTATCCATTTCTTCTGACTCTATCTTTTTAAATTCACCATGAACTTCTAGCATTTGTTTTATGAGAATAGCGGGGGTATTGTAAGCCTCTAAAGGACTAGTTCCGAAAGTGGTTGAATATGTATATATCATTATCCGTGATGCAATATGCGGCGGCACATTACCGCCTTTTAATGCTCTACGAACTAACTTTCGTTTCCCGTATCATCCCCCATCATATCGGTGAAAGGATTAGGGAGAATTTCTTTAAGTTGTGCGCCAACATAAGGGCTAAGTCGTAGTAAATCAACAGACGTTAAAACGGGGTCTGTTTTTTCAACAAAGTTTTCAACCATAAATCTATACATTTTATTCAAATCTAAATCAAAAGATTTAGACTGCGAATCAATGTTCATTACACTTGACAACGCTTGTTCTACCTGTAACCAAGTTGGTTCTTTAATCCAAACTTGTAGGTATTCATCACTATCAGGGGCTACCCTTATGTGATGGCATTCTGTATTTACTGCGGCAAATAGCCGACTCTTATCTGTTATTGCTTTCTTTTCTTCTACCATGTTTTTCCACCTAACTATATACTAACAAACAAACGATGTTAGTGGAATGTGATATTGAACTATTATCTAATTTAATAGTCCTCCGTATTAATGCATTAAAGCCCATTTACCTTTATATTGTGCATTTGATAATGTTCTTGCTGACGCTGTAAAGGATGCTTCTATCGCACCTTTATCTTCGGGGAAAGGAATATCAACATTAGTTATTATAAAATCTGTTAATTTTAATTTAATAAACTCACCCGTTGCAGTATCCTTTGTAAAGTTTATTTCTATATCTCCACTAGATTCTGTGCTTCCTCTTAATTCATCCCACAATTTAGTATCTGTAATTAATACTGACATTTGAATTTCATATGTTCTTTGTGCAGGTATATGTTCATTCATAACTTGCCTACTTGTATTTCCGATAAATCTCTGAGGGGTAATATTATTATTAATTGTAATAGAACCGGATTTTACTCTTGCATAAGTTTCACTAAATACTTTTAACGAACCATCAGAAAACATAAATGGGTAATTATCAGAAGCAGTAGCACTAAAATTTTGTAAATCACTAGGATTTAATTTTCCATTATGGGGAATGTAATCGTTGGAATTATCAGTAACAACATCGTATGCTCTCCTAGTAACTAAAGACAAATTAGTTTTCAGTTCTTCACCTTCTGTAAAGTTAAGAGACAAGGTATTAACTTGACACCCCGTAAATATTCGAGAATACATATTCTCATGTGGGGTCAAATTATCAACGGCTGTGCTTGCAGACACCCCCGCTTTTCTATATGATACATCTAACCCGAAAGAAGGTAGTGAAGCCCCGTTCGATTCATCGAAAGTATAGGTTAAAATATCAGAACTAGCAATTTCATCATAAGTAGTTAAATTACTAAAAGTACCATCGGTAGTATCATTTGTAGTTAAAGGTGGATATTCAATACCGCCCGCTATAACTCTTGAAATTCCAACCCCTCCACTTTTGTAAATGAATTTGTTTGTTGTATTTACATCCCAATCATCAGAAGAACCATTACTGTTCGATAATGAAGATACTTTTCCTAAAGCATAATACAACCAAGAACCATTATTCATTGATAGGTCTAAAGAACCTCCACTAACGGTTTCTGCTCCTTTGTATTGTAAAGCAAGATTTCTTGTATTGCCTCCCATTAATGGTAATTGTGTAGTTTGAACATCCACACTAGGCGGAGTAAAACTATTAACTAACCCTAACCAATTATCAGAAAGTAATTTTTCATTAGTAGTTGAAGGAGCAATAACAGGCGCACCGAATGCTAATAATTTAACATCCACATTTTCAGCCCCCGCACTTGTCATTACCGAAACATCAGAATCAAAAGTAAAACTACTTGCAGTATTAGAAGTAACTGTAACATAAAAAACAGTATCAGTAGTTTCATTAATTACTTTTGCTCTGCAACCAACATATAGGTCTTTTAAAAATTTATATTTTGCTTGTTCCGAACTGTCTAATACTACAATGTTTAGATTAGTATTCCCACTAGCCCAAGTTACATTCATACTATCAAAAAACATATCCATTTCAGGCACTAACGTAGCCATTGTCCCTGCGCCTACAAATACTTCATTACTTACCATTTTTAATCACCCTATGTATTCCGTCCAATCCGTTTCATTTCAACTGATAACTTATACCCTAATAGTCTTTTACCTCTATCATTAGCCTCGCTTCTACTTGTTAACTTTAGTAACTCAGCACTTTCCTCTATTGTTCCCGAAGTTCCCCCACCAACATAAACAGTTGGACGTAGAGAGTTATGTTCTAAAATGTATCGTGTAATTCTATACAATGCTTGCAATCTATCCCTAGAATAAGTAGCATTTGGAAAATCTCGTCTATGCAAAACTCTTATGTGTAAAGTAAAATTAAATGTTTCATTTCTAACAGCATAGTCTATTGTAGGATAACTTGTTGTAGCACTATCTTCAAAAACAATAACTACCTCTTGAGAATCAACATCAACCCGTCTTCCTTCTTTTGGAACAATAGACCTAACATCAATAAACTTAGGTGTTACTGCATGACTCGCTACAATACTACCATTATTTGTTAGAGTTGTAGCAGTAGCAGCCCAATTATCATTAAGTAATCTAACAATAAAACTTACTTCATCCATATTATTTACCCTCTTCTTTCTCTTCCTATCAATGCAGCATATGTTTCTTTTTGAAAATCATTTTTTAATTTTTTTAGTAAAAGTTCTATTGCGTGTTTTTGCATTTCTTCATCAGATAAACTAATATCAAAACCTAAAATCCCTTCCATTTCTTTCAATATAATATTACGTTCTACTTGTATTCTTAACATTTCCGTCAAAAATGCTTGATAATTTTCCATAATATCACGATATAAAATGTATTAGATTCTTTTTACCTGCTATAATTTTATTCGCTTCTTCAAGTAAAATATCATGTTTAGTTTTCAAATCTATATTAGAACCCGTTTCTGATATTATAATAGAATTATCATCATGTCTTATAATTTCGGCTGCTACTAATTTAGTCGCTGCTTCATGTATTCCGGCAGGTACTCTTCCATTGCCCGCTACATATGTAACTCTAATGGAATGGTTTTGAACATAAGGAAATTCTCTTCTAAAAAATATTTTTCCTTCATCGTTTATAGTCCAATAGTCTCCCATTCTATTTTGGTCTTGATTATCTGTAAATGTCGCCACCGTTCCGAAGTTTGATGTTATAGTGCAAGCCGAACCATCTTCACCCATTAACAAAGAAGATATAATTACAGTTTTACTATCTTCTGAATCAGTAGTTGCATAAAAGAAATCTGAAATGTTAACATTAGAATTTCCATTAGCAGTAACAGATTTAGCAGCAGTTTCACCTGTAAAGTTTGCAGTTTTAGCGGGAAACACTTCATTAATTGTATCTACTAATTGACTAGCAGTAGTTTTAGCACCAAAGTTATCATAAAAATGTGTTCCTTCTATTATATTAAAAGTATAACTTCCTACTGTTAATGAGATAGTCCAAGTACTATTTGTTACAGATGTCGGTAAAGTAATTTTTGCAGTAGCAGATGCCAAATCTTTGTATTCATTTCCCTGCCATACTTCTAATCTAACTATTTTCCTAATTTTTGGTTGAGATAGTTGTACAAAACCAACATAGTCTTTCCATATAGATACAGGATAAGCCCCTTGATTCCATCCATCAAAAGAAAAATATTCATCCTTATGTATTATAGGTCTAAACGATTGACCTATACCACCATCTATTTTTTCTTCCACTCTCTTTATAATTTTTCCAATTTCTGCTCTTGTAGGTGTTGTCGTATCAGAAAATGCTCCAATTTGTAATAGGTTAGAAACATCTGTATGTGTAGTATAATGACCGTTACCTATTGTATAGTTTACGTTGATATTTGTAAAATCACTTGGAGAGGAAACCTTTGCCATCTAATTCAATCCCATTAATTGCTTATATTTATACTGTGCGGCTAAAATCCTAGCGTTATCATTCATAGAAGTTTCTTTAGAACCCACTTTACTCGGTATAGATGACCCCAATCTTGTTGATGCAGAAAATCCCCTTATTGGTTCATCAGTCTTACTTCCCGACATTGCCGATGATGGATTTAGTGATTTTAGTGATTCACTAGTTTTAGAATCAAAGGATACAAATGGAATATATTTTAGTTGACCCAAACCCGCCAACATTCCTCTAGGCAAAGTTGTCATTAATTTGCTATCTTTATTTTTTATTTCTAATTTAGGAATTTTCCTTTTATTCGGTAGTATTTCTTCTACAAACAATTGCTGTAATGTTTTAGTTATGTTAAACATATTATAACTATTTTGACCTGCTCTATTTTCTCTTAATAAACTTCCTAAGTTTAACAAATTCTTGAATGATTTAAAATCTAATTTATCCACTCTTTTTGTTTTAGTACCTTTTTCATCTGTTTGTTCTTTTAACGTTATTAAAAAGTTACCGAAAAGACTTACTAACTGTTCTCTATCAGTTTTACTTAGCCAAAAGAATAAACTGTTAATTTCATCAACCTCTTCTATTTCTTCGATAGTAAGTGAAAACATTTTTGTTATTTTGTTTAGTTGTTTTTTTCTTAATATTTCAGACTTACTAACATTACCCTTTTGGTCTTCATATGTTTGTGTTATTTCTTCAATTATATTATTCAATGTTATTATATCAACATTATCGTATGCAAAATTCCCTCTTAATATGCTTTTGTAATAACCTTGATAGCCGTCCTCAAACCATGTTGGAAATATATCAGTTTCCACTGTTTCTTCTTGGTCTACCCATTCTCTTTTTTCTCTTTCTTCTTTCTGTAAAGAGCCATAAGAAAGAAGTATTTTTTTATTGTCTTCACTTGTAAACCACTTATACGCTTCTGATTCTTTGAACTTATCAAAAATTTCCTTTGCACTTTCTGTAACTTCTTCTGTAACTTCTTCTGTAAGCATTCCATCCATTTCATCTGAATCAAATCCCACGCGTAGATTTGACAAACCTACGAGATATTTTCCATATAATCTAAATAAATTATCAACATCTTCTTGTTTTCCGCTATTTGTTAATTTCTTAATATTTTGAGATGTAATGGTTTTACCATCTTTTGTTTCAATTTTTAGACGATTCATTAAATCATTTATTTTTTTAAAGTCATTATACGTTGCATCTATCGCCCACCTAATTCTAGTTTCAGGATTTCCTGAATTTTCGCCCTTTCCCGATGTGTTAAAAATAGAAGTTGTTAGATAAAAGGCAGCATCATCCCAATTACCTTTGTTAGTAACCTTTTCTAATTTTCTAGGAGAACCTTTAGTAAAATTATAACTATCTTTTTGTAAAAGCGTGTGCAATTTTTGTTGGAAAGGCATAATATCATCTACAATTAAATTATGTATTCTATCTACATCTTTATGAAATGTGTCGGGGGTGTTGTATAATAATCTAGAATCCGAAGATGTACCTTTAGGTCTTGTTCCTGTATCTTCATCAGCGAGTTGTGTTCCATATTTTTTATTATAGTTTAAAAATTCATTAAAATTCTCTTTACTTTGTAACGCTTCTTTAGCCTTGCCGTCTGCAAATTTTAACTTAAACGTATATTTACCCATCATTACTTCGCCTTTTTGTGGTGTTAATACTGCTTTAATAGCAGCACCAATATCATACATTGCAGTACTACTTATTCTTGTATCACTAGCAATTATTTTTTCAATTAATTTAGTGGCTCTTGCCTCATCGGTAATTTCGTTATAAAATTGTTTAACAGTATCGTAAGCCTGTTGTTCAGATAGTCCCATGTAATTGCCTCCTGTTTCGGGCTTCAAAGAAGAAAACACATTATACATTTCAACTACGGGCGTTTCTATTGGATTGCGATTATCCTTTTGGTCTAAAAATGGATTATTAGGGTCTTTTGATTGACCTTTAAAATGTCTTTCTAACATTGTGCGTGTAGTTTTTTCATCACTAAATATTCTTTCTAACACTAAAATTCCATTAGTAAAACTAGGCTCGAAGAAGTCTTTAAACCCACTAAAATCTGTATCCTTTGGTGTAAATTTTTTATTGGAAAAGTTTTTATTTTTGTTTTTCCAATTAGGTTCTCTCTTTAAAAAAGTTATAGTTTTCAAAACACTTTTTAGAAGTTGTTTTTCTATATCCTCTTCTTCATCTTGGTCGGTATCTTTAGTTTTTTCTTTATATACATTGTCTATAATATCTAATATTTCTTTAAGGACAGAAATGGCAAATTTCTGTTCGTTTCCTTCACTATCTTTTGGTTCGGATATTCGCTCTACAAACGCACTACCGCCTTCTGATAAATCGCTAAGCAACATTAAAATCCATTTTGTCTTAGCATCTGATGTTTCAAAAATTTCTTTAGCCTTTGCAAACTTCTTTTTCTCATTTTCTTCACCATCTAATAGTGTCGTTAGATATTTAGTTTTTTCATTACTCTGACTTGTAGTATTTATCCATTTCTCGTATAGGTCTATTTTCGTTTTTAAATCTTCATCATCCCTAGTTGATAAATTATATTTAGATTTCTCATCTAATATATTTTTATCTAGTCCGGCTTTATCAAACACTTTTTGAAAATACTTATTAGTGTCTATAATAATATTAAGTGAAGATTTGGTTTCTTTACCACTCTCTGATTTTGATGTTTCTAATTTAACAGTAATTATTCCTTTTTCTTTTAATATTTCAGGTATATAAATAACCTTAGATTTATCAAATGAATCTATAACACTGTAATTACTTTCATCATCAACTTCTTCTAAAAGTGCAAGTTTATCTTCAAGACCCTGTTCTATTGCTTCTTCAAATTCTGCATCAAAATTCATTCGTTTCTCTTTAGAGAGTCCATTCCTATGTTCCTTTAAGTTTTTAATTTTTTTATTCTTTAAATAATTAGTTTTTATTTTTTCTCTCATATCTTCTATTTCTTTATTAGTAATTTTAGGTTTATCATAAGTTTCTTCTAATAATTGGTTTCGTCTTTTTTCATTGAGAAAATGTTTAGTTAGAAAGTTTATTTTTTTAGCCCTATTTAATAAATTAACGCTAAAAATATATTTATCATCAGTTCTAGTTAATTTTTTCTTTTTTTGTTCTTTAGAGGTATCATATATTGTTACATAACCTTTATCTGCTAATTTTTCTATCAACGAGTGTAATTTTACCTTTCCTATTTTTTCCATTATTAATTTTATCAATTTCTTTAATTCTTTTGATTTGAGTCTTCTTACATTAGCATCTTTATCTTTAAAATCATCCTCATCTGCTTCCCTAATATCCCTAACAGAAAGGTTTGCCTTTTTCATTTTTTCATTGGGATTTTCTACTGACTTAAAAAAGATAGAAGCAGCAAATTTTTCAAAAAATTGTTCTATTCTTTTATTAGAGTGAGAAAATTCTTTATCATTAAATAATTCAATATTTTCTTCGGTTAATAAGAACTCGGTTAGTTGGTATCTATCTATACTACTATTAATCCATACACCCTTTTTCATTCATTATACCACCTTAAGCAAGCCATTTAGCCCATGCAACTGCTTTACCCAATCCTTGTGCTAGACCTAGACCACTTTGAGGTGGAGTATATGTTGGTTGACCTGTTTGTGGGTCAATCCAATAAGGATTATTCATGTTGTCATAACCACTAGGAGGAATAGGATAACCGCTACCGTTGTTCATAGCCATTTGTTGTTGGTTTAGAGTATTGTTAAAATTAGTACTCATGTTTCCTCCTTGTATTTGACTTGGATTTAACCCTTGATGATTCATACCCATTTGAGGATTCATACCCATGTTGGTAGAAGGAGCAGGTGCAGATGGAGAACTAAACCCTTGTGCTTCGAGATACTGTTGTTTAGCCATTCTTCTTTGCATAACAACTTCACTATTAATTGCAGTAGCCAATAAATTCTGTATATCTAAATCAATATTTTCTTGAGTTATAGCAGTAAAATCACTAAGAGCATCGGGTGTTATAGATAAATTGCCACTAGAACTTTGACTAAACTCTAACTTTACTAACATTTGACTAACACTTCTTGTAACAGTGTCTTCAATAAGTTTTTCTAAAGCCCCTAAGAATGCCTCTCCGTGATATTGAAAAAAATCTTCTACATGGTTTTCCTGTAAAGTTAGAAGATTGTTCATTGCTTTGAATTGGGTTTGTTGTTGTGCGCCAATTTGGGTTGCTAACGCACCATTACTAGTTCCGAATAATCCCATTAATCACTCCCCCCCTGTTTCAACATTGACAACGTTAACGCCTTCGGTTAATAGAGTTTTGACTCTTTCATTAATATTGTTAGTTTCTATAATTAATCTAAATAATTCTTCTTCTTTATTTTCAGCACCGTTGTTTGGAGGTCGGATAGTCCAACCCATAGCAGAAAGAGATTGCATATCGGCTTGTTTTAATGTTGTCATTGGACTTGATGTTACTAAATTAACAGGGTTCAAACTTTTAGCAGATGGGATGTATGCACTAAAAGAAAGTCCGTGTTCTTCTGCTAGTATTTGTTGTTCTAACATTTCATATTGTCTATGAATTGCTGCGTGTTTTTCACAATATGTTCCTCTCATTGGATAACCTTTTCTTACTTTATGTAAAGGTAAAGGTGGTCTTCTAGCATCACCTGCTTCCCAAACTTTTTGTGAACCGCAAACCACACATCTATCCTTTAAATTATATTTGAATCGGTATGGTATTTTCAAAAATTTCTTTTTTTCGGGCTTTAATACTTTGATTATTTCTTTCAATTGTTTTTTAGGTTTTAGGTTTTTATACTCATAATGTATAATTGAACCTGCTGCTCTCGCGGCAGAAAATCTATCTAAAAATGGGTTAGTTCCCACATGGGCTGATTGTGCGCCAATAAGATTTGTTGGGTTGTAGTTCATTGTCATGTGGTAATTCACCCTTAGTAGTCCTTTATCATTGTTAGGATTCCTCTATATACCATCTCTGAATCAGATTTGGCACTTACTATATATTTGTAGCATGGTATTCCTTTATCATTTAACTTCTGCATTCCATTTCTAAAGGATTCAAATATTGGGTGTTTTTCTATTGTCTCATAATCATATTTGTCTTTCCACAAATCATGTTTATTAGCCCAAAGACCAACTGCTACTGGGTAATCATGTAACTTTTTCTTTTTCTTCTTTCCTCCAATGTTCCAATAAGGATTACAAATAGTATCTACTAAAAAAGTCCAACATAACTGTTGTTCTATATCGTAGTGCTTATCCATATGTCTATCATCTAACATGAATATAATATATTTAACTTTTCTAGTTCTCATATCTTCTATCCATTCTTGCCAAAAAACAGTTTCTCCTCCTACATCTGCCGTCTTAACTGTGTGTGCATCACCATCTAATTTTACATATTTTCTTGATGCTCTATGTAGTCCTACTGTTCTATCTGTAATAGAAGGGACTTCACCTCTTGTTCTTAGTTGATGATGTAGTGTAGTTTTACCTGCCTTACTTGCTCCATATACACCGAATGGTATTGAATGCAATCTTTGATAAACTTTATTCAATCCTTCAACTAATAGAATAGCGAAGCCCGCCATTACTGACATTATATATCACCATAAATGATGCCATAAATTAATTATCCCATTCCATGTAGAAGTAAATAAATTATATCCGAATAAAGATATTGAGTGTCCTATTAAAAAACTAACCCCACAAGAAATAGCGCCCCAAAGAAAAAATCTTGCTCTTAAAAACCAAATATCAGCAGAATGCGCTCTTTGTAAATCATAGGCTAATGTGGATTCATCGAACCCCATTAGGATTTCTCCTACCATGTAATCACCTACTCATTGAAGCCTGTTAAAAATGTTGGGCTAATTGTATTACCATCAAATTGTTGTGTTTGTTGAGTCATTGTGGGTAAATTAGCATCTCCATAAAAAGGCTGTCCGAATGATTGGTTGAAACTTCTAAGTGATTCTCTAACCCTTTTACGATTTTCTTCATCTCTCGCTTTTCTATTCCAATAAGCATCTATTTTTCTTTGTAATAAAAAATCTTCAATAATATCATTTAACATTAAATCAAATAATGCCTTTAATAACATAATTCCTCCTACTGTACATATTCCAAATAGCACTGCATGGGATAATCCGGTGTAGGGGAAGTCAACACCATATATAGTGTAAAAATAAATGTTAGTACCACTAATTGCACCAACGAAAAGTATAGTCATTACTAATCTTGTATCTGTATCAATACTAGGCACAATATCAACTCCACGAACAGGAGTATGAACCCCCCGAACCTGTTAGAATTGCAGTTATTCCTGTACCCATTGACCTATTGTGCATATCAAATTCTATTGTGCTATTAGCAGTTAGAATTAGTCTAGCAACTTCATCTGCTGAACCAACAGTTGTACTGTTATGGTCGTATATTTTTAATGTGGCAGTTCCGGTAGAACAAAAATGAATGCTTGTTAATTTGCACCTACCATCATTCACTACTGCACTTGCAGTTTTTACAGGACTACCTGCGGAAACCATTACTTCACTTCCTTTTTAGTAGTAGTTTTCTTTTTAGTAGTAGTTTTCTTTTTTGGTGCTGTCTTTTTAGGAACTGCTTTTTCTTCCTTAACAACAGTTTCTTTTTTTGGTGATATTGTTTCAGTAACAGTTTCAACTACATTTTCAACTACTGCTTCAACCTTTTTAGTTACAGGAGTTTTTACCTTCTTAGGATATAGTATATCAAGAATATTTCCTTCAACACCTAAGTGCCTACGGATTGCCTTTACTCTATTTTCCGGTAAGTTTGCAATATCCTTTTTATCATCTTCTGTAAAGTCTATTTCTATTGCTTCATCACCTAAATATAATGCTGCAATTCTTGCAGGTACTTCACAAGGAGCATTTGCATTAATGGAATACAGTGTTTCCCCTGCCCCTCTTATTACTAGTTCGCCATTTCTATGTGTTTTCAATTTTACTAAAGCCATAATTATCAACCTTTTTTTATAGGGTAGTAATCCCTACCCCGATACTTCGGAGTAGAGACTACTACTTTACGTTTTCACTTACTATCGAATACCTTAAGCACTCTTTAGGTTTGTAATTTTACCTTGTCCCTTGAAGAAAGAACAGCAAGTTTCTCCCATAGTACGGTACATTCCTTGATTTCCAAGTTTACCAACACCGAATGGGTTTCCACTAGTAATACCATCTTCGAAGTATTGTGTAGGTTTCATTACAGATAGCCACAAGTGGTCAGTATCTAGAACTAATATATCACTAATTCTGTTAGATGTGGACTTACCTGTTGACGGCATATCTTTAGCAGGGATGATTGGTATGTCATAGTATGTTGCAACTCTGAAACCAACTTCTTGACCCTTGACACCACGAACACCATTATGGGAAGGAACGATTTCTTTCCTATCCATAAATCTCTCTTGTGATTGTAGTAAATCAGAGATTTTCTGAATGGTATCGTATCCTGTAATCATAACTTTAGGGTTTCCACCGTTAGTACGGATTCTTCTAATCATATCATTAAGAATACTTAGTGTTAGAACCCTACATTCACCTGATGTATAACCTGCACCGAAATCAACTTCTGCATCTAGGAAAGAAGGAACACCTGTGTAGGTATAATTTCCACTTCCACCGGATGTGTTAACAGTAACAGTTCTAGTTGAACCAAAGATAGTAGTAGCATCAGCAAGTTGTGCTGCTGTACCGTTATTTGTTTGGTTGTGATAGAATACGTCATCGTCAGCCATAGTTGCAAGTTCAACCGCAGATGAAACTATCTTCATTAAAGAAGTATAGTTCTTCTCAATACCTGTTGTACCGTTCTCTGAGTATTTCTCAAGAGGCATAACTAACATTTTACTCTGAACTTCTGCGTGTAGTTTACCCATGTCTTCTCTAACGATAGCACGAATATCACCAACACCATCATCAATTGCAGCCATTTCCATTCCTAGTTCTGAGAACTCGAATAGATGTGCAATAGTCTTAGGGCTAACATATAGTTTAGTATATTCAGGAGCAATTGCTCTGAAACCATCTGCACCACCTAATGTTGCGTTTTCTCCAACACCACCAATTTGGTCTGCTCTAGGAGTTGCTGCATCTGCTGATGAAATACTAGCGGTAACTGCATTAGTACCTGTACCGAATGCTGCATCACTACCACCAATAGGTCGTGATTTCAGAACTCTCCATCCACTAGATGTGTATGGTCTCTTAGCAAGCATTGCTAGAGGGTTTACTTCTTGGTTTAATACAGACCAAACTTTCTGTCCGTATAGTAGGTTGTACAAATCACCTAGACCTGCTGCACCCGTAAATGCATTAGCACTAGTATCGTGAGGAGTACCGAAACCACCTACAACTCCACCTGCTTTAAGCAAGGCATTGCCGCTTCCTGTTCCGCCGTATCCGTATGTTGCTGCTTCTAAATCTTTCATTGTTTTAATATATCCACTCATAATTTCACTTCCTTAATTTCCCCTCACAAGAGAATGTACGTCATCCCAAGTCATATTGGCTGCTGCCTCTAAACTTGTAGGTATTCCTTCCGGTAATGCCATTGACATTTCCACACTTTTGCGAATTGTTGCGTCTTTCTCTGATAGAGATTTTCGTAGTAGAGCAAATTCTTTCTTTAGTGCTGCTACATCTGTTCTAGCATCGTATGATGCGGATTGTGCTGCTGATTTCTTAACTGCAAGTTCTTCTGAAAGTCTTGCTCCAAATTGCTTAGAAAGATTATCGTATGCAATTTTTTCCATCTGCTCTGCTTTGAATTGTGCATATGCTTTCTCAACATTATCTGCACTTAGGTTAAGAGTACTAAAGTCAGCAGCATCTAAGCCTTCACTCTTTAGTTCAGTAGGTGGAGTTGTAGGATTACCGTTATCTACAACCAATGTCCCTGCTTCTGATGTTGTATTATCAATATCAAGAGCCTTCATTTCTTCTTCCTCTTCTTCTTCTTCTTCAGCCTTCATTTCTTCTTCCTCTTCTTCTTCCTCTTCCATAGTAGCCATACTATATTGGGCGGTCTTCGTTACTTCGTCATATTTTTCTTCCTCTCCGAGTCCGTTAACTTGTTTCATCAAGTCATTCAACTCTTCGAGTGCTTTTTCCAATTTTTCACTCATTGTTTTATCCTCCATTTTTAAAATGTCGAATTTTGCTTCGGGATTAATACCCTTTTCACAGATAGTTACTTCATGTAACTCTAATCTGTCTATCTCATTATATTCACCAAACTCATCTGAGGTTCTTTGTTTCTTAGAAATCGCCTGACCTCCAATACTAAAAGAACGAAGAGTTCCTTTTCTAATACTTCTTGAAATTTCTTTTGCCTTTTCTATGTCATCTCTTAATTTAATAACAACATAAAACCCTACATCATCTACACCAGTTTTATGTAAAGTACCATTCATATCTCTATACTTCTCAATAACTTCTCCAACTTGTACATTAGAATGATTAGACATAACATTTCTATATTTCTTTTCAGACATATATTTTTCAACTGCTTCATCTAATGCCTTTAATGTAATTAAATCATTTTGCTTATCTACAATTTCTATTGAAGCATAGCCACCAATAATTAAATCATCAGACTTAAGAATAGTAAACTCATGCTCTTTATCCGCTTTGAATAAAAGAGATGGCTGCATAAGCATTATTTTTTTGTCTTTTTACTTTTACTATATTAAGTAATCGCTATTTTTAATTTGGTAATGTCAAATTAGCATATTTATCTTCTTGTATATTCCAAACATCTACTTCATTTCCATCTTTTAACATATCTTGTTTTTTACCCGTCCAAGCAACCCATCTTTTTTTCTCATTTAGAGGCACTACTCTTAGATGTAATCTAGTCTCAAACTTATCTCCCTCTAATTTGTATTCGTGATAACCGTCTTTTTGTACTCCTAGAATAATATCACCTTTATCTATGACCTTACCTGCAATTATTTTTTCTGCTACAATAGCAGGGTATTTTACAGATTTACCAAACAAATTGTATATATCATCAGTATCTCCTATGTCAATTAACCAAGCAAATCTATTTTTTTTATAGTCTATAATTAAATTAATATTACCATCGTCTTGTCTATTTATAGTAAACTTACCTTTTCTTGAATCTTCTTTTTGAATAATATTTTCATCAGTTTCCTTTTCTTCTTTATCTTTTTCTATGTAAGATTCATCAACAACAAAAACTTGGGGGTCTTCTTTATCTAAAAATTCAACAGAATCTTGTTGTTTTAACCAACCTGTTAATTTTTTAGGATTACCATCAATCCAACCCGCCCATGCTTTATTGTGCTTAGTTTGCACAAATTGAACTATTTCTTCTGAGGTTAATTTTTCATTCGGACTATCCGCTATCTCGTTCTTTATCGCTATTCTTAATTCAGACCTACTGTGTTTTATTAATTTAGATATTTCTTCTTTCCATAAATCAATGTTATAAAGAGCATTTTTCTCCATTAAATTATCGCCATCAAAACCATAGATAGTAAACCCATCTAAATCTTCCTTTAATATGATTTCAGCAGTACCGTGTATATCATCTGTAATGTAATATCCCTTTTTAATTTTTTTAGGTTTAAGTAAATTAGATTCTAACCCACTCATAACTCTAAATGGAGCAGATACAGCAGAACCAATTAGATTATTTATTGCACTAGATAATGATTTTTTACTTTTAGATGCTAATTTTTCCAAAGTAGCAATATTATCTGATTGTGTTACTTCGGGTATTTCTATCACTTTAGCAGAATACAAACTGAATCCATTTTTTTTCTTTGTTACTTCATCAACTTTAACTCTAACAATAGAGCCTATGTCAACATTTATTTTTGTGTTGAGAGCCTTACCAACTTCTAAATATGCCTTATCTTCATAATCAACAGTTGCATAATTTCTAGAAACTTCTGCCGTAACAGCACCAATACCCATAGTGTAGGAATATAAATTGCTTTTTGTTTTTCTTTTATTTAACACAACTACATCTAAATCAACAAACTTCTTCCACTTAACCCATTTTGGGTTTTTCCTATTCCCTATGTAATAAGTAGATTCAATATCTTTTATAACAACACCTTCTGACGCAGGTAATTTCATAATATCCTTTGAATACTCTTCCACTTCTTTCTTAGAGTCTGCTATTCTAGTGTCTTTTTTAGAAGGAAACGCCATCTGTTCAGAAGAATGCTGTGCGTATTGATATAATAAAATATTAATTCTTTCTCTAAGTGGAGAATCTGTTATGTCTTTACCTTCATGTACCATGATATCAAAAACGTGTGCTTTCAGACTACCCTTTGTTTTCTTATGAAATACATGAGTAATAGTATCTGCTCTATGAAGGGGTTCATCACCTAAAAATAACATTAATTCAGCATCTAATATACAATCGCCAAATTGTTTTTTCTCCATATGTTTTACTTGTTCGGGACATTTAGAAGTAATGTCTTTTTGATTAAATGAATAAATCTTAACTTTACCATTAAACTTGTGTATCTGTATTCTCATCCCGTCATATTTTTCTTGTACTACAAACTCTCCGGTTAGTCCCTTAATTTCATCTAAATCGTCTATTTCAAAAATACGATACATTGGTTTATTTGGTCTAATAAAATCTATTTCTGCTTTCTCTTCCATTGATTTAGAAATATCTAATTCTAATAATGCGTCCCAATCTTCATCATCATATTTTTCCAAATAAATATTTTCTAATTTTTTAAATGCTTCTTTACATTTTGTTTCTATTCTTTCAGTATTGTCATCAGAACTACCATAGTGTTCTATAATGTAAATAGGCACATCTTTGGGTTCTAAATCTAAACCCATATATCCTTGTGTAATTTCATCGGGTTTCAAACCATGTGCTTTCCAAGACTTTTCGGGTATTGGGTTTGTGTGGGAACGTACTGCATAATGAATAAACGATAATAACACAGATTCATTTTCTAAGAGTACTTTAATTACATCATCACCTAACTGTTTAGAAAAAGGGTCGCTAATTTTATCTGACTTAAATCTAAGTTCTTTAACACTATCATAGATTTCTTTTGCTTGTCTAGAATTGGGGTCATAGGCTTCGTTAGAAAAAGCAACTTTTTCTTTTAAATAGGTTTTTAATTCTCTAGAAAAATCATCTAAAGAATCAAATTGGTCTCTAACTTCTTTGACAGTTTGCTTCCATTTTTCTCCATATTCAGAAGGACTTTCTTTTGCAGAAAGATAAGAATATCTAACTCTTTCAAAGAAATCTAAAACTCTTTTAGTTAAAGGTGTTTTTTTCTTTTCAAAGAAAAGTCCTGTTTGTGGCATACTACCTCACTCAGTTGGAATCTTTCTTTTCTTTTCCTTCGATGTTACTAGTTTTAGGTAATTGTACTTCTGATGGATTTTTCTTTGGCCTTTTTACTTTAACTTCTTCGCCTGTTAGTGGTTCATCTATTTCCATTGTATTTACATTAGCCTCTTGTAAAACTTCCTTTGCTTTAGCAATTACTAGTTCTAATAATTTTTCTTTTTTTGTTACTCTTTCCGGCATATTCAAGCCCCCGCTACTCTATCAAAAGATTGTCCTTCTCTTCTAAAATTTCCATCTATATCCATTTGAAAGTAGATAATATCTTCTCCGTTTTCATCTTTAACATCAACATACAAACCACCTGCTTTTTCATCGGGGTCAAGACTCAATGATATGTCTAATATTTTTCCTAATCCCTCTAATTCATTACCATCATTAATACTACGTTGCAACTCCGCTAAATTTTCTTCGGTATAATCGCCTTCATCAAATATATTGTCGTTTAAAAATCTTTCAACTTCTTTTTCTAACATATTAATAAACCCTGCATCTATTTCGATTCTTTTTAATATATTTTTCCAACTCATATCTATCTCTCCATCGTAGTTACTAATTCGTGTATGTCTTCCCAAGCCATACTCTTTTTAATAGTATTATTATTTTCCATCATCGGTGAAGGTGATTCAACTACAACTAATCCTGATTTCATAAGTAAATTATCTTTATGATAAACCGCCTCTTCTAAATGTTTCACCTTGTTCACTAATTCTTTCAATAACATTAACATTTCATTATCTTCACTCATTTTCTTGTAGCCCCCTAATATATTTGGTGAACTCTTTTCTTATTAGTCTTTCTAACTCTCCTTTCATATTCATCTCTTACTCACCATCTCATCAACCGCTTGTTTTAAATCATTTATAATTGTTCTAAGTTTAGTTCTAAAAGCAAGAGGGATTTCCATTGTGCTTATAGTTTCTATAATGGCTTTCAATGTTTGAATTGTTCGTTGGTCGTATTTTGTCATTCTAAATCACCTTTCATAAGTAGTTCAAATCCTTGTTTTTTTAATTTTTTATATGCTTCTAATGGCTTATTCATAGAAAGCCACATAATCATAGATGCAACTTCTGCATTAACAGTGTTACCTTTCAGTTTCATTGTGTATTTGCCTTCATTTGAGTAAGCATCCTCAACAATTTTTTTAAATTCTTCAAACCTCATATGTATTTTGACTTCTTTGTTACCATACTTGTCGAACATAGCCTCAAAATTATTTGGTTCATCTTCTTTAGACAATGAAGGGAAATGGCTTTCATCATATCGTTTCATGTCTATTTTTATTATATCTTCCCAACTCATATTTCTCCCCCACACACAACACAACGGTGTCCATCTCCTTTACCATTTTTACCTTCTATAAAATCCATTTCTTTTCCACAACAATGCGGAACTCCATTTTTAATATGAGGCACTTTCTTCCTACGTTCTTCTTTTAGTATATCTTCCCAACTCATTTTAAATCACCTTTCATTCATTCACTCTCCTTAATAATCCAGCACTATCAAAGACGAGATGTGCGAAGGGGTATTTATTTTGTAAGTCCTCTAAAGACTCACCATTACTTATCCCTGCTTTAAAGGCAGATAGTTCTCTAGAATCTTTGTAATCAGTAAATGGGTTTTCATAATATTGGTCTGTGAAGTCATCCATTAGAGAAACCACTTGTGCATTTTTATTTCCTCTTTTTGGAGAAGTATAACCATCATCATCCTCATCATCTTTCAATTCAGTATAGACAGATATGATTGATTGATATAAGTCCTCATATTCTTCATCGTCAACCGAAGTATTTTGATATCGTTTTATGTCTTTTGACAGTCTACTTATCTTATCATTCTTGTCCTTTACATATTCAAGCATCTTTTCACATATGTCGTATAGTTCTTGGTCAACTTCTAACAGTTCCTCTTTTTTGTAAACATAGGTTTCTTCTAGGCTGTGTAACTTTTGAAGAAGGTCAAACATTTCTTTAGGTAGAATCTTTTCCTCACCAATTGTCATATATATTTTTATTACGTCAAACCAACTCATTCTAAATCACTCCACATTACCTAATCTGACTTTTATTGATACCTACACCTCTGACGGTGAATTTCTCTGTCTCTCTAGGTCTATCTTTTGTTCCCATTAGACATCTAACAAAAATAGGCAGGTCAAAACCAAGAACAGGTTGTGAGGAAGAGGAATAAATAACGTCGGATTTAACACCAAACTTCTCATCTATCATTTTCATGATATCTTCTAAATTCCCCTCTTCTCCTATCAGTTCCTCTAACTCTGCCATTACATCTTTCTTTAGTATATCTTCCCAACTCATTTTAATCTCTCCGCATTTCAAATTGCATATCTTCTAAGCGTTGTTCATATTCATTTCTTTCTTCTTGGGCAGTTTCTTCTCTATCTTTCTGATTCATTACATTACGTGGTTGTTCTTTTCCTGAAGAATTAACCATGTCCTGTATCTCTCTTCGTTCTTTGGTCTTTTGCCTTTCATTAGTAAAAGAAACCGGACTACCATTTACCTTTCTATTCAGACTTAATTTTTTTCTTGTCGTATTTTTTCTTTTAACAATGTCAAACCAACTCATTCTAAATCACCTTCTACCGTAATTCTCAAACACTTCTTCTTCATCATCTAACGCATTTCTTAATTTTACAATATAAGAATAAAAGTCTATATTATCTAATATTACATATATTTCCTCGGCAACGCTATGAAATAATTCACTTCTTGGTATTTTTTCATAAGTGGCAGGTTCATTTGCTTTAGGTTTACTATCTATGAACTCTTTTAATATTTTCCTATGTTTATCCATATCCGAACTAAGCCTATTGATGTAGTCGTGTAATTCGTGAGAATAGACTATTTTCTCACTTCTATCTTTTTTTACTATATCTTCCCAACTCATTCTAAATCACCATAATACCCATTTCGGAAACCTTTTCCTTTGTTGAGTAATTCAATCCACGCCATTCTCAAATCATCTTCCCTCGTAATTGCATTTGTTAATTGAGTTAGTTTTTCGTCTTGTTGTTCTTTAGGTAACTTCATAATTTCAGTAACATTTGTCAAGACATACTGGGCATTTTTTATATTATTGCCTACCATGTATCTTGCGAACTCATCTACATCCCTAAACATATATTCTTTCTTTAGTATATCTTTCCAACTCATTCTAAATCACCCTTACTTTTTGGATAAACTAAGTCTCGTATTTGACGATACAACGTTTCGTAATCTTTTCTAAGTTCTGCTGCCGATGAAACTATTTCTAGATTCTTTTCATCAAAGCCCTCGAACTTTTTTTGAAGTCTTTTATCAGACTTAATTAAGTCTAATTTTTTCATCTCATCTAACAGGTCTGAAAGATGTGTCATCTCTTGACCCATGTATTCAGTAGGCTGAGTTTTTTGAAGAAGTTTCTTAAGTTTCTTCTTTTGTTTAGAATCAACTTTTTCTAAAATTGAAGGTGATTTTAGTATTTCCTTCCAACCCATACTCAACCACTTTGTCTATCCGTTCTTATCACTAGTTTATGAAGTTTATTTATTTTAACTGATTACGGTCATTGAACTCAGTATATTCATATTCAGATTCATCTGTATCTGTAATATCATTCCCTTTAGGTTCATCTGTTTTATTACTAAGGAAACCATCTACCCTTTTCGCAAAAGTATTAATTTTATTGGTAATGTTACTGAGTTCTCTTCTAACAGTATTTGCATTCCTTAAAGCAAGAACCGCCCATTTTTGTTTATCTAAATCTGAGTTCTGTTTTACTAATTTATTTAAAAAATTACTTTTTAATAACACATAGTTTAGTATTTCAGAATTATTAATTTCGGAAGTGCTATCTTCATCATATTTAGGCAAAGAAGTTTCTTTCTCTTTAAATTTTTCACCACTTGATTCTTCAATTATTTCAAACTTTAATGCAAAATCTATCCATAACTTTTCAATTTCTTCTTTGTTTTTTCTTAAAAGATTAAATCTATTTCTTTCAATTGCTCCCATATCGTCTTCCGACCGTTCTCTAGAAATTGTAGTTTTTTGGTCTAAAAATGGGTTATTGGGGTTTTTTGATTGGCCTTCAAAATGTTGACTAACGTTCCTATCTACTAATTTTCTTTTACCATCTTTATCTTTTACACTTCCTTTTGGTGTAATAGTTAATTTTTTTTCTATTTCTTTAAATACATTTGTTACACTATTAAAAAGATATTTTCTTTTTTCGTTTATTTTCAAGCCCCGTACTTTACTTTCATAATCATCTAAAAGTTCACTACTTCCTTCTTGTTCTTCACTACCAGATTCTAATTCTCTTGCAATATTACTTAACATTTGTTTGAACTCACTTACTGAAAATGTCTCTCCCTTAATAGAAAACGTATTATTACTTAAAGAATCGAAATTGACTTCATCTCTATTTGTAAGTGAAGTAGCGGCTACAAAAACCACACCTAAACTATTAGCAATATCCCTATGTTTCTGTAAATCAGAAATATCTCTTCTAGTGTCATTATAAATATTTACTATTGATGGTTTTAAATTAAAACCTTTAGTTTCTAATATAATTTTTGTAAAATGCAAGACTTCGTGATTTTGTTTTGCTTTTTTCAGAGAAATATTAATTTGATATATCATATTTTGTTTCATTTGTATAGCCTTTTCATCATCAGTATCAAGAGGACTTAACATTTCAACAATTTCAGTTATTTCGTCTACTAGGTGATTTGTGTCTTCCATTATCTCATATGCAAGGGTTAGTAAATCTTCTTTAGTAAGTTCAGTTTTATCTGTAACTGCCCCACCAAGAACAGTTAATATACCCTCTATTTGGTCTTTAAAATCCATATCATTCTTATTATCACTATACAAATTCATCATTTCTCTAATGTTATTAAAATATTCTTGGGTATCTAAATTTAAATATTCTATTAATCTTTTACTGCCCTTATACGTTTTAATATCATCTTCGACTTCTATTCCAAGTTTATCGAATATATTATTTAAAATGTCCCTTGACGGTTTATTACCATATATTTTGAATTGGTTTAACCAACCACCTACCTTTGAATAAAATGCCCCTTCTTCTACTAACAATTTTCTTAAATTGGGAGAAATGTCCTTTCTGCCTTTGAAAAAATCGTTAATTGAATTATATAAATCAAATATTAATTTAACTTCATCATCATTGTCTCTATCAACATCACCATTTTCTAAAATAACCTTAAGTTTTTCTTCTATTTCTTCCGCTTCAGTAGGTAAAGGAGTATCAAGAACTTTTTCTATTTTAGTAAAAAAATTAGGTTTTTCTTTTGTTCCAAAAAATAATTTATGTACTTTAGGATATTTCTCTTCGGAATATTTTTTCTTAAGGTAATAAATAGCAGATTCTAAATTAAGTAAAGTCCTTATTTCATCTGTCCGTCCAGTAGATTCTAATACAACTTCTGTTAGGTCATCTTTTGTTTTAATGTTTTTACTCTTTTTCTTTGTAGCAAGTATTTCTGTTGTACCGCCAGCGCCCTCAAAAAGACCATCAAATATTATTTCTTGTCCTAAACCATTTTTTTCATTGGATTCTTTTTTCTTATCTTCCCGAACTAAATCATTATATTTTTTTTCTAAAGTCCTTATTTCGTTAATAGTAATATTATGAATCTCTCTTCTATTCTTAAATAATACGCTTAATATTTTACCCCAATCTTTTTGTGCCTTCATAATATCTTTTTTTAAAATATCCATAAACGACACAATCTAACCCCCCTTAAAATGGTATATTTTCACTACGCATATTCTTTCTTTTAGGTGTTATCATAACATCGGGAATATTACTAGGTGCATCATCTGTTTTATTTTTCAATGTTGTACTTGGGTCAATCCCTACAACAGAATAGTCCCTACTAATAGTAACATTTTTCTTTTGTTCCGCACCTTCTTTTATTCTCGCTTGTTTTAACTCTCTTTCTAATTGCCTTACACTTTTTTCTTCACTCATTTTCTTTCACCTCTTGCCTTTTCATTTTTAGCCTTCCATCGTGCTAATAATTCCGCTTCGTTTTCTTCTGTTCTTTTAGCGGCTTCTGCATCTTGCCCTGTGGAAGTTTTAGTTGCTATTAATTCATTAGCATGATATAATTTAACACTATTTTCATTATGTGGGTTTTCTGTCATTAAAGTGCCATCGGGCATCTTATGTGTTTTACCTTCCCATAATTTACCATCTTTAGTATAATGTCGAACACCCTGTTCTTTTGTCATTTCATCTAATTCCGGTTCTAAAAAACTTTTTTCATTTTCTCTTCTTCTAGAAGTTGAGTCTTTGGGGGACTTGTAACCTCTGCCTCGCAATCCTGTTCCCTTTCTTTTGCCCGTTCTTTTTATTACATTAAACCAACTCATTTCTCATCACCTACTATTGGTAAACTCATTCCTACATTCCACACTATTATATCTGAAAATAATCTTAATTTCATCTTACTCACTTAATTCCGCTTTGACCCAATCGAACTCATCTTCTACATTATATTTACGAAGTTTGGCTTGTATGTTATTCCAACTCGCCCCGAAGTCTAATAGTTTTTTTGTATATTCTAAAACACTTCGTTTTCGATTACCATAATCTATCCATTTTGGATAAGCAAACGATGGTTCAAATTTTAACATTTCAAACCAAGCCATTTAACCTACTCTCCTTTCTGTTCGCTTGTCATTGTTTTCATTACCTGCTTCTCTTGGTAAACCCTTAAATCTTTTATCGGGAGCATTAAACATACTAGGTTTGTTTCTTTTTTTAGGTGGTTCTGATTTAACCTTTTCGGGAACACCTGCCTCTGCCATTGTTGGTTTATTTCCTTCTGCCATCATTTGACCTAACTGACTAGCATCAATATCCGTACCCGCGTAAGGGTCAAGTTCAAACTCATCTCCTTTACCCTGTTGTTTTTCTTTTTCTTCCATAGGTTTATCATAAGTAAACCTGCCTTCTGAATCCATCTTTACTTCAAATCCTAAGTTCTTTATTGCACCTGCAATATTAACTTCCATCTCTCTTAATCTTAATTTAGCAATTTCATCTTCTTCCTCTGATGGTGGAAGTTTTAGAACCCAATCTGTTATTCCAAATTCGGTTGTAATAAAAGGAAATACATAATTATTCCAAGTAGTCTGCGCCATTTCTACTGCTCTATTAGTAACAAGTATTTGCATACCTTCGTTATTTAATCCACCGCCCGCAGAAGCGTCATTCATAAACACTTTACTTACACCATAAAAAGCAGAAATTCTATCTCGTAAATCATCTTTTACTGCTACATATTCCATTTCTTTTAGGCTATCCATGAACCTAACCCATTCAACAGAACCCTTTCCTGTTTCAGATTCAATTCCCATTACAGGTATGAAGTGTGGGTCTTGTTCCATCTTTTCTTTAACACCACGCCAAAATGATTTCATAGATTCCATATTTCTAGTTTGAACAGCCAATAATCCCTTCGGCATTCTTGCCTTAGTATATGATGAGTTTACATAATTATCCATTGCGATTAAAGTAGTAACATTATTCCACAATGTAATTATTGGTGACATACCATATAATCGAGAAGGAGAGTATTTACTAAAATGAACAACTTCCCCTTTGATAAAATACTGTTCCTCCCCATTGACTCTATTAACATAATGAATCGGGTATAGTTCAGAGTTACACACTTCACAAGTTTCAGTTTCGTGTTCATGCACTCTGTTTCTATGACGCAAACAAACATATCCACCTTTACCTCTCTCTCCTAATTCGTTAGAATAAATGTGCATAGTAACAGGGTCGCCTCTAAAAACTTCTTTTATTCGGTGCATTCTAACTTTACAATTATTATCTAAATAATATTCCTTAACTGTAACTAAATACGCATCGTCCATTATATTCAAGTCATCTTCTAATTCCTTCAAAACATCTATGAACATTTGGTCTGCTTTATTTACATATCCGCCTAAAAACTTTTTAGCATATTCTAATTGTTTAGAATCCGGCTTAATTAAATTAGTAGATTCACAATCACTACACTGTAAAACAGGATTAGAATGTTCCTTTTCACAGTCGCTACATTTCAAGGCAAACTTTTCTTCCCACTTATATCCCCTCCTAAACACCTCTTGTTTAAGTTGAGTTATACACGTTCTAACAATAGTAGATTGCTGCACTATATGATAAATAATAGGACTTGTTAACAAATAAGAATTGTCTCTTTCTTGTATTCCTAAATTAAACACCGTTCTATCTGCGGGTTTTGGGGTAGTATTTCTAAATAAATTAGTAAATGAAAATCTTCTTTTTTCTTCTACCATTAAGCAATCACCCCTTCTAATTTATCCATTTCAAACATCTTACATTTGTCATGTAACTTTACTACGGTAGTAATATCAATACCGTCTTTAGAAAAATCATAGCCAACATGGTCTTTATGATTCTCGTATTTCATTAATTGAAACAATTCAGTTTTTCTTTCATTATACCATTCTGCTTTTTTATAGGATTTTTTCATTCTTAACAACTCTAATAATATATCTGCGTTTTTTCCTTTCATTCTAAAATGTGGCCTACATTTAGTTAATAGTTCAACTACATCATCATGGGAATAAAAATTCAACCTGTTAACAGGTCTAGTATCTTGTGGAGATTTTTGGTCTAAATGTAATCTTCCGCAACCCAATGATTTGTGCATTTCCAACATAAATGCTTTTCCTCTTTCTCCGGTAGCAACAAGTCCCACTCTTGGGTTGAACTTTTTATCCATAGTAATGTAGCCATCAGAATCAATAAAGGCAGCAGTATAAGCATAAATATCTTTTTTAATATCATCACTAAACTTATAGAAAGCCCCATTGACATTAGTAACATTACAAGATATAGCCATCTTAGAAATTATACTAGGTGTAGTTTTATTGAATAATTTTTTTGGTAATCTTTCATGTATCTGTCTTGCAGATATACCCGATTGTTCACTAACTAATGAAACAATATTTTGTTTAATGATATCCTTTTTATCAACTGTTTTCATGTGATTTTTAATTAAACGTTTAAATTCTCTTTTAGATGAAGTCATTTCTTTTGTTAATTTAGAAAACTCTTTATTATAACCGACTAATTTTTTATCTATTTTTGCTTCCCAATATTTACACAAAACATCTACCATATTTCTTCTTGTATCTTCATCATTAACGTATGATAACTTAATCAATTGGTCTTCCGTACAAGTCATATCTTGAACTAATGGTTTATATTTACTTAACCAATATATATTTTCTATACTATCTTCTAAATGACTGGCATACCCGTCAATTAATCCATCAATTGATTTAGTCATGTTTGTTCTATCTGTACCTTTTAGAGTTCTACGGTATTTACGCATTTGCTTAATCATTTTTGGTATATCTGAACCTTCCACTTCGTACTTTTTTAATTTATAATCCAAATGTTTTTTAGCATCCGTCAAAGACATATTGAACTCTTCTGCAAACCTTTTTTCTAACGTAGAATGGTCTTCTAAAGTACTGGTCTTTAGCCATTTATTTTTTTCCACTTTTATAGTAGATAACATCGTTTCTTGTTCTGTTTTTAAAGCGTCTTTTTTTCGCTGTAAAACAGCAAGTGCTTCATATTCTTCAGGGGATAATTCTTTTTCGTCTGCCATTCGCCCTATCCTCCTAGAAGTTCAGTCCTAGCATACCGCCTAAAGAGTTATTCGTAGGTTTAGGGCTATCGAACAACCCCATATCATCTAACAACATAAATACATCTTGTGAATTTTGGGTGGCGGCATTGGCTAAAGCCAAACTCATTACTAAGTCATCGTGTGCGCCCACACCTTCAAACTTTCCTGAATGAGTAATAGAAAACATTGACAATTCTTCAATCAACATATTGGTTAGTTTCTTACTAGAATTATCACCATAAGGAAAGTTGATTTTTCCATTTTCTATGTTCATTTGTAGGTTAAGAATTATTTCCTGTTTTCTTTTTCGTGTTGTGTTGAAATCTGTTACATTCAAATCTGAAATGTTTCTTAATTCTTGTGTAAATGCCTTAGCAAACGTATTTGTTTCATATAGGATTTCTTCGGGTTCAAATATTTTACCTATCAATCTAATTTTATCTATATTTTCTCTAAACTCAACATTTTTAGCCCTATCAACATGGACTATTGTTTTGTTCATATTTTCATCCACCTCTAAAACAGTAATTACATTGTAATCTCCATCGGTAGATATAGCAGGGTCAACACCAACGTAATATTTGTACCCTTTATCTTTCCTATGCCCTAATTTCAAAACATAATCCTTATTTTTACACTTAGTTACAAACTCAGGATTGAAAAGTGCTGTGCCAGTAGAAATTGGAACACAAAGATATTCTCTTGTAAATTTTAAAGAACCAATTTCTGACTTCCTACGCATGAGAGCATCGTAGTCCCACCTCTCCGGCCATAATGGTTCATTGAGTGCATTAAGACAGGGATATTTAGTAACATTATATGCCTCATTTTCTTCTAATTGCGAAAATATATCGGTATATGTAAATGGTGTACCAATCATTCTCAATTTAGAAGTGTGATGTAGTGTCGGTATCATATCTCCAAAAAACCAATCAGTAACTTTCTCAATACCCACTAAACTAAACTCTTTCAAAGGGTCGTCAATGATAATTTCTTGAGGGTGAAGTCCTCTAATTTGCGAACCAACAGAACGCTCTAAAATTGCGTTACCATTTGTTAATTGAATATTACCGATAGCCCAACCCCTACTAGGTTTGTATTGTTTTAATGCAGGTATATTGAAATATCTATCAATTTCTCTCATGTGAACTAAAGTCTGCTTTTGGTTGGAAGAAATATACAACATTTGGAAAGGCGGTTCTTGAAATATAAGATTCCATACCACCCAACTATGCATAAAAACAGATTTTCCGTGGTCTCTACTACAAATTATAACTGTTCTATCAGTAGTATTCATAGATTCTAACCATTCTTGCATATATTCAGGATACATCATACCTAAAACATTCTTGAAAAAATAAGGAAAGGAAGTTTTAGATAATTCCATATCCATTTGTGTTACAAAGTCTAACTCATTTAATTCCAAAAAATCACCTAAAGTTAGCCTTTATGAAATAAACCCCTTCCTTTGGAATACCATGTCTTGTGCTTATATCATCCATAGAATTAACTTCGTTCACTATTAAATTTATTTCATGTGCCGAAACGTCAACATTAAAATCACTTTTCATTATTTCAATAGTACTATTAACTTGGTCGAAATTGTGTGTTTTAGAAGTATTATAATATACAGGCTTACCCATCATTTTTCTGATGCTATCATGTGCATCTAATATTTTTAATTCATCTTCACTACGCAAAACTTTCATGTCCTTTAGTGCGGTTTTAAATGCAGCAATGCCTTTTTTACTTCCGACTTTTCTTCTACCTGCCGAAGATGAAGTTATACTAGCATCATGTCTTAAAATTAAATTAATAATTTGTTTAAACGGATAGTTAATATTAGAATTAAATTCTTCGTCCCAATCTTTAGGTGTCTTTCCACTCTTAGAATTAGGATAATAACCGTTTGGATTAACACCAAGTTCTTTATTTGTTTTAAACCAATCATCTATCAAATTATTATTTTCCAAAGTTTCATATAAAAAAGCACCAAGTTCTGTATTTATTTCATCAACAATAACAGTTTCACCTTGAACTAGTAAAATTTCCTTTATTGCAGAACTTATCGTTTTAAATTCCGCTTTTAGTTTTTCAATATCAGCGTTTTTTAATGGGGAATTAATTAAATTAATAAACTCAGTTAATTCCTTTATGTCTTCCGAAGAAATCATAGCATATCCTAACTCTCTTTCTATATTTAATAACCGAATAAAGGAATTGTTTTTACTTGAACCGCTTGCTAAAGATTTAAAAGTTTTCATAGAGTTCTCGTTCATAGTAAAGGCAATTTCATCATCGAAAGGAACATATTGATGATAGACAGGCACAACGAAAAAGTCAATTATTGCAGTTAATAATTCATCTAATTCTTTTTCTGCTTCAATTAATTCTGAACGATATTCTTTGGCATTTAATGTACCTAAATTATTTAATCGTTTTTTACCCTTGATGCCTTTAATGTCCTTAGCCCCCATATCTAATGAAGATTCTTTACCATAGTTAGTGGCGGTAGGAGAAACACTTTCATCATATATTTTAGAAAAGGTGTTTAAAAACTTTGATATATTTTTGCTTTTTCTGTTTATGTCTTCTGAATCCAACCCATTATTAAACACATCATCTTCTTCATTATCAATAATTAAATCAGACTTTGTTGTAGAAGACAATGGTAAATAAAACTCAGTCATCGAATCAGTAACAGAAGCCAAATCTTCTAGTTCCTTAACATACTCTAATATTTTTTTATCTATGCTAATTCTAGTGTTATAATTAGCATCAAACTTAGCGCCTTGAATCAACAATAGTTTTTTCAGTTTTTTCAGTTGATTTTCAAAAATCGGTGTATTTTTGAACGCTTCTGAATTACCTCTATCTGTAAAAGCCCGATAATATATTGGGTCAACTGCTACAACCGTCTTAAACTTAGACAATATATCTTCAAGTTCTTTATTTTCTGTTGCTGTTATGGAATTTTGCCCTGTCCTTTTTATTTCGTCTATTTCTGCTGTTGTTCCTGTTACTTGACCTGTGTCTTTATCATACGTTGATACTGCTTTAGCACCTTGATTCTCTGTAAGTTTACCTTCTAATGCCGCATCAGTTTCATAATCAACATCTTCTGTAAAGTTAATTATTTTTTTATCTTTAAGAAGTTCTACAAATAATTTAATATGAATTTTTTTATTCATATAACCTTTAAGTTGCATTTTACCAAACTTAGTTACATAATTTAAATTATTTTTAATGTTAAGTGAACCTATTTCATTTTTAAATAATTTTAATTCTTCTATAATACTATTTAATTCAGGTGTAAGAACTTCTTCTTCTTCGTCTTCTCCGCCAATCTTATCAACGGCATTGATAAAATCTAAATATTTAGTTTGAAAAACTTCGTATTCTTTATTTATTCCCGTCCAATAAGAATATATGGCCTTTCTATTTTTTAAACTTCTTAAATCTATCTTGCCCGTTATAGAAGGTGCTGAAAAGATAATAGTTTTTCCCTGTTGTTTTGAATCATAACGACTAATTAAATCTAATAGTGGTTCTAAAACTTTAACTATTCCTTTCATATCATTCCCTCGTAACTTTTCAATATGTTGTAAAAAATTACTGCGGGTTTCGGGGTCTATACTAGCACCGCTTTTCAATTTTAATCCATTTAACGAATGTGTTTTATCCTCGAAGACTCTTTTGAAACTTAGTGTTTCTCTAGTATTCCTATCTGAAAAGTTGTTAAGCATATCATCTATTATGTCTACATCCATCGGACTTCTAGAAAGTAAAGAAGATACTTCCCTACGAAAGTTGGAATCTAAATCTAAATTGTCAGTATACGCTTCTCCTAAATATTGTCTTAAAGCATAATTTTCCATATCATTAATTTTTTTTGGAAAAGACGCTACTTCGTTTGGATAACCAACAAACAGATTTTTTGCCTTACCTGTTAACCAAGTTCTAAAAGCCTGTCTTTGGCTTTCCATTGAGCCTTCTCCTAGAATATCAGAAGGGTTTTCTAAAGCATAAGATTTATCCTTTGTCATAAGTCTATGTAAATACGATTCATCAGAAAAAATCATATTTAACAATTCATCTATTCTACTACCTATATCTTCCACATCTTCATTTTCGACAATATAATTTTCAAGGTCGTCTTCAAGTTTTACTATTCCTTCCTTGACATATGTTGAAAACCACTCATATTTTTTCCCCTCGTCCATAATTATATCCCCTTACTATTTAACCACTCTAATGGTTTGAATCCTTGTGTTTTCCCTGTTTTGGTTTTTGGTTTAGAAAGAAGTTTATCATTAGAAACTGTAATCATAGAAATTTTAATTTCATCAAATATTTTCTTTTTAATACTATCGAAACGTTTCAATAATATTTTTTTAATCATTATAACATCTGCCCTATCTGTTTCATTTTCATCAATTTCTCTATTTTTATTCGTGTCTATTTCATTAAACATTTCTCTTAATTCAAAATTGGGTGTTCCTATATTTGAATCTATATTCCTACTGAATTTTATTAATCTTTTATATTCTATTTCTAATTTATATTTCTTTTCGTTAGGTAAAGTGTCTAATGTCATCATCGGTTCTTCTTCATTGTCTATATTATCTTCGATTGCACCTGTATCTAAGTGAGTTAAATATCTAGTTTTAAAATTGTATATTGAACTATTTTTAGTTTGAGTTTTTAAATCTCCCTTAATCCATAATTTATCATTTTTTGGTAGTTTCTTCATCGAGGGTTTTCCTACATCTTCTTCAAAAGTGGGATACTCACCTATAAATCTTTTAAATTCTCTTGAATTTAAACTTGGAGAAATCTCTTTAGTTTTCGTTTGTAGTGCTTCACGACTTCCATCTTTTAACAACTCAAATACTGCTAATATTTTATCTCTTGTATCTTCTTCTAATGTTTCATAAAATACATCTACTTTTAGTGTTGGTAAATCCTCTAAATCCTTAAGGATATTGTCAAATGCACTCAATAATATCTTGTCATCATCAACATCGCGGGCTGCTGCCCTAATGTCTGAAATATCATTTAACCAACTTTTCCACCCAACTATATTCCATTCTCCGTTTCTCAATCCAACACTACATTTATTCTTAAAATGAAGAAGTAAATTGCTTAATTGTGTTCTATTAGTTTCATTAAAACTATTCACTACTTTATCATAATCGTCTTTTCTAGTAGAGTCTTTAAGGGATTCAACAATAAAAAACATTTTTAATTTATATATCAGAGATGCTTTACTC